ATGTCTACTCAGTTCAAGTTTGCGACTTATAACGCACTTGTCGAGGCTGGCAAGCAAGCTTCACAAGAGACGCGAGAGTTGGAGCTGTACCTACAGCGAACCAGCAGCCACGGCTCGAAGAAGCGCTCCGATGACCGGACGTCGGGGCATCGCACAAGCCAGTTTGTTAAAGCGAAGAAAGACGCGAAAGTCATCGCTTGATTTACTCCATATTATGAATATAGCCAGGGTTATCCCTGGCTTTTTTTGTGCAAAAAATGAAAACAGCAAAGATTATTGCACTGTACGGAGATAATGACGAAAAACGGGTGAGTCCTCTGCAAGAGAAGGCCGTGCCTTCAGAATACAAGGACGCGCGTTCTCCATATCGACGAGATTACGCACGGTTGATTCATTCGCCTGCTTTTCGCAGGCTACAAGGTAAGACGCAACTATTTCCCGGGGTCGAATCGGATTTCTTTCGGAATCGCTTGACGCATTCGCTTGAGGTCGCGCAAATTGCGGAAGGTATTGCACTTCAACTGAACGATCAAGATCAGTATTTCAAGAAAAACAAGATCGATATCGATCTTGTTCAACTTGCTGCACTTGCGCACGATTTAGGTCACCCGCCGTTTGGTCATAACGGTGAGTACGCGCTTGACGATTGTATGCGCGATTTTGGCGGTTTCGAGGGAAATGCGCAGACCTTACGTATTCTCTCGAGGCTGGAAAAACGGGAAGGCGGGGAAGATTCCCAAGTGGGTCTGAACCTGACATACCGAAGCCTGGCCGCAGTCCTGAAATATGATACGAAAATCCCGCTGAAAGATAGTAAAAGGAAGCCGCGGGAGAAGCCGGTCAAAGGGTACTATTCTTCGGAGGCCGACCTCGTTGCCAACGTGAAGAAGGCCGTGCTGCAAGGCCATAAGGCAAGCAAGTTCAAGGTGTTGGAATGCCAGATTATGGATTTGGCAGACGACATCGCCTACTCGACGTATGACTTGGAGGATGCTTTGAAGGCAGGCTTCCTGACTCCGTTGGAGGTCTTGCATCTCGCAAATACGCCTAGCTTCCTAGAAAAGGTAACGCCGAAGGTAGAAAAAGGTGTGGGCGGTCCCGTCTCACCCGCAGAGGTACGCGAGATCTATATAGAAACTTTCGGGAGTGTCGTGCGGGATAAATTGCAAAGCGTTGATTTAAGTAAGCCGCTCGACATGGTGTCGAGAATATCTGAGATTTATTCGACATCAAAAGCGCTTTCCTGCAATGGCCGACTGCGCACGAGTTTTACCTCGCAGCTTGTCGCTGAATTCATGTCGGGTGTGTCTGCCGTGTACAATGGAAAAATACCCGCCTTGTCTGAGATTGTTCTGGCTCGCCCGACTAGGATAAAAGTCGAGGCACTAAAGCATCTCGCCTATGAGGCATTGATTATGTCGCCGCGACTTAAGTTGGTTGAGTATCGTGGGCGCGATATAGTAAAGGGAATTTTCAAGGCGATTGACTCGCGGGAACGGGCGGGGCATTTGCTCCTTCCGGATGACTGGCGAGAGACATACATGGAACAACAAGGGGATGAGGTCGCGCGTAAACGCCTGATTTGCGATTTTGTTGCGGGAATGACAGATCGCTATGCTGTTGAGTTTTATTCTCGCTTATCGTCGGTTGACAACGGTCTCTCGTTCTTCAAGCCGATGTGAGGAAACCAGGGCAGCTCGCCGCAGGCGGGCTTCCCCCCTTGGTCGAGGGATGGGTACTCCCGGGGAAGAATGCTCCGAGTGCCCCGCAGGAGTCTCGCTGGGGCGTGAGCGCGGTGCGATGTTCGACATGACCATCGTGCGGCGTCGCAGCGACGCTGGGCAGTGGATTGCCGAGGCCGTAGCGGCAGTTGGCCTAATGGCTCATATGGAAGAACAACTGATAACGATCAGGTTCGCGCAGCCCGACGCTTCCGTATCGAGGGCATTACCATAGGTTCCTCTGGAATCGTGCCGGACCCATGGTAGAACTCAGAAATCAGCGCCTTACGGTCAATCTCCTGGCCTGCGACATCACAAGTGCCGTCTGGAAGCTCCATTACTTGAGTTATCAAATAGCGGCCATCCATCGCATCGACTGTCAGGATAAATGCACGCAGGTTCTCCTGAGACAAGCCGCGCACAGCCCACGCTGGACCATATGACCGGAATTTGAAAAAAGCCTCGGCCTGCTTTTTCGAAAAGAAAAGTAGTCCGTAAGTTTCACCGTTCTCCAGATGCCCGGCCGGCGCACCAGTCTCCAGCTCATACAACGTCCAGAAGGGCTGGCCAATACTCGTTTCCGAAGGGATTGCGACCATTTCTAAGCGCATTCCCAATAGCGTTCCTAAAGACGGCAGATCATCCCGCGTCAAGGCAGTGATGCCATTGTCGTCGGCGAATTTCTTCGCGCCACTTTGATATCCGTTTGCCGCGACCATACATCCCCGTACACCAGGACAGTCACTGATCTTCGCTGAGAAAGCCAAAACCCGATCCTTATCGACCGGGCGCTGCATATTTTTGCACTCGATTGCCACGCGATGCCGGAGCCCAGTCAACTCGAACTCGTAATAAACATCAATCTGATGTTCGAGGCCGTTTCTTCCACGGATGGTAACGTCGCGAGCAACAAGCACATCCTCGCCCTTGAGGTCCAGAAGACTTTGATAAACTTGCTGAACGTGCTCCTCGAAACCTGACCAATCACGATTTTCAGATTTGTGGGGCTGCGATTTTAGAATATCAATCACGGCTGCCATCGAGGGTTTTCGCGAGCGTTTCATGCGAACTCAATCAAGAGGTAATTTCTAAACTTAACACGATTCACAGACGTCCGCTATATAGCACCTCGTTATACACATCTCAGATCACCCCTTATGAATCAAGGACTTACAAGTGGTCATCAGGCGGCATCGCACCGATGCCTTCTGCATGCCGATACCCCGGAAGCCCTTGCTGCAAGGGGCTCCGGGCAATGCGCCTAAAAATTAGGCAAAAGATGTGTATAACGACATGGCTATATAGGCATCGCCTACCCATTCCCTCCCGTATATCAGTTTCCCAACGGGTAACTACGAATTTCTCTGACGGCTTCGACCTGAGCATGCCACTCTATCGGCCAACTGCGACGCATCATGGGCTCCAACGCCGTTCCCGACACAGCAATCAGTTGTTCGATGATCTCCGGCGCCAACAGGGTCAGGCGCAACAGCCGATACGCCCGCGAAACGTCGATGCCTTCCGCTTCTGCGACCTCGGCCACAGAAGCGAAGCGCTGCTCATCCAGTAGCCGCTGCCAGTAGTGGGCAAGGCCGAGCGCCCGCATCAGCGGCGTGTCCTGTGTTCCGTCTCGGTCCCGTTTCTCCCGCCGAGCCTCAATGGCGAATTCCTGCGGCGTGATGACCTGCTTATTCGACCCGCGCTTCACCAACGTCCAAGGTACGAACGTCTCCAACTGCACGCCGCCGGCCGGCGCCGGCAGTGATCGAGTGACCGGCTCCCCCAGGAGCCGCCCGCGATGATTTCGGCTCATGCCTCCTCCTCAAAGCGCGCCACAAGCTGATGCTGTGCATCCCAATCCACCGGCAGCGGATTGTGCTGAAGCCACCACAACGTCATGCTCCGCGGTTGCCGGCCGGCCAGCAGCCGCGCAATGATGTCCGGCGCGAGCAAGGTCAGCCGCATCAGTTCGTTGACCGCTGTGGGGTGCAGCCCCTCCGCACGTGCGATGGCCGCACCGCTCTTCATCACGCCTGTGTCCACCAGCCTCTGCCAGTAGAAGCCTCGCGCCAGCGCCTGCAGCAAGGTTGTGTCGTGGGTGGTACGCTCATCGGCAACCACCCGACGCGCACCTCGGCGGCGGAACGTCACCGGCACGAAGGTCTCCAGTGCAGCGCCTGTCATGCTTCGACCTCCAGCAATTCGGCACCGATCTCACCCGGCACGAATTCCTTGATCAGCGCATCCCATCCCACTTCCCGCCACTTCACCCTGATCCCCTGGTTCTCCCCATCGTCCACGAGGTCTACCCGCTCGATCATCAGGTTGGCGATGCGGTGCCGCTCGGCGGGGAAGAGCCGATCCCATACGTCATCGAGCCGGCCCATCGCCATCACGGTCGCGGCCTCGTCCACCTGGGCGCCGTTGCGCTGGATGTGCCGCACCACCGCTGCCACCGCCTCCGGACTGGTCAGCACCGTGCGGATCTGCGCGATGACAGTGCCCTCAATCTCCGGCGCCGGCAGCCGCTCGTAGCGCTTGCCCGGTGCCCCGAAGCGGCTCTCCGATTTCGACACGTAGTAGCGGTACTGGCGCCCGTTCTTGCGCGAGTAGGTCGGATACATCCGCTCGCCGAACGGGGTGTACAGTAAGCCGCGTAGCAGCGCGTCCGTGCGCGACAGCACCTTGGTCTGCGTCGACCGCGCGTGACTGTCCTTGGCCAGCACGGCATGGACTTGCTCCCACAATGCGGTGTCGATGATGGCCGGATGGGTGCCGGGGTACCAGCTACCCTTGTGCGACAACTCCCCCAGGTAGATGCGGTTGCGCAGCAGCTTGGACAGGTACTTCTTGTCGATGCTGGCCCCATAGCGCACGTGGCCTTCCTGCGTGGTCCAAGCTTTGGTGGTAATGCCCTCGGCGGTCAGGCGGGCGGCGATCTGCGTGGGCGAGCCGATGGTCAGCATCTCCTCGAAGATGCGGCTCACCACCGCGGCCTCGGCCCCGTTGACGACCAACTGGCGGTCGCACACGTCGTAGCCCAGGGGCGGCACGCCGCCCATCCACAGCCCCTTGCGCTTGGACGCGGCGATCTTGTCGCGGATGCGCTCGCCGGTGACCTCGCGCTCGAATTGCGCGAAGGACAGCAGCACGTTCAGCATCAGACGCCCCATCGACGTGGTGGTGTTGAACTGCTGCGTCACCGACACGAACGACATGTCGTAGCGCTCGAACACCTCAACCATCTTGGAGAAGTCCGCCAGGCTTCGGGTCAGGCGGTCGATCTTGTAGACCACGACGATGTCGATACGCCCGCGCTCGATGTCCACCAGCAGCCGCTGCAGCCCGGGCCGGTCGGTGTTGCCACCGGAGTACCCCGGATCGTCATAGTCGTCGGCCACGGAAAGCCAGCCTTCGGCGCGCTGGCTGGCGACGAACGCGTGCCCCGCCTCCTTCTGCGCGTCAATGGAGTTGAATTCCTGATCCAGCCGCTCGTCGGTCGAGACCCGGCAGTACACCGCGCAGCGCTTGCGCGCCTTCGTGCTGGCAATCTGGGCGGCGCTGGTCATCGGGAACCTCCCTTGGTGAGACCGAAGAACAGCGGGCCGGACCAGTGCGTGCCGGTAATGTGCCGCGCCAGGGCGGTCAGGCTCTTGAAGGACTTGCCCTCGTACTCGAACCCGCCTTCTGCGGTGACGACCGCCTTGTGCTCGCGCCCGCCCCATTCGCGCGAGATGACCGTACCGGGGACGAAGTGCAGTTCGCGCGACAGGGCCCGCTTGGGGATCTTCGAGTGCGAGGCGCCGATGCGCTCAAGGCGTTCGCGTGTGGCAGGCGCCAGCCCGCCGAAGGCTTCCTCCTGCAGCTTGTAGGCGATGCGCGATTCGATGAAGTCGCGATTCGGCTTGGCCGGGCGATAGTCGAAATACCGGTCCCACAGCTTCCAGAGCTCGGACATGGGCGCGCGACCCAGCTCGGCGATGCGGGCGGCGATGGAGGTTGGTTGGGCGTTCATCACAACGTCTCTCGTTGATAGGGAGTTGTATGTACGCGCTGGCCGGGCACAAAGCCAAGTCCAACCGCGCTATCTGCTGCGGGCGGTGCTGCGAGCGTGCGGACGATGGCCGAAGCCAGGATGGTCGTGATCTCGGCGGCGCGCTCGCCGGCCGAGAGTCGGGAGGGACAGGGGAGTTCGATGGACTTCATGACAGCTTCGCGGAATGAAACTGCCATGGATGGTGGGGTGAATCGTCTGAAGCGGATAGTAAAGGAGGGTAATGGAGCGCCCCCGAGAGCAACATCGGCCCACCAACATCGAGTTGGGGCTCCGAGTCGGCAGGGGAGCGATTGACCTGCGATGGAACGCGCCGCGAACAATGCAGACATCGAGCGCCATCAACGTCCGTGCCCCCTTCACCGAAAACCGGGGGGCCGGCAATGTCAACGATCATCGGTCAATGACCGAAAAGGAAGACTACCAACGATTCATCCGTGCTGGCGCCGTTGCCAATACGGCGCATTTGCACACCTTCATGGCAAGGCTTGGCTGTTCCGCAGCCTGGCCGCGCATATGTCACCGTTGAAGAAGCCGGAGGTCGTATGTCGGCTCGAACTTCTTCACTCGCGAAGTATTCAGGTTAGGAGTCCGTGTCGGCGTCAATCGCGGCACGCGACTTTCTGAACCAGTCCGGCGCGGTATCGGCGACTGCAGCCACCGTGTCGAGCACCTCGTCTTCGGGCGCCGTCTGCAAGTAGTCGTGTGCCCGCGCCAGGTAGGCGATGCGCTTGTCCTCGACGGATGTACTCACCGTCGCGTTTAAATCAAGGCGAAAGTCGCACTTATCCTCGAAGCGTCCGAGCAGCGTCTGCCCCCGCTTGTTGACCGTCACGTACTGCGCCCCACCCCGGCTCGCGAACGCTTTCTCGATCGCTTTGCGCGACTGGCCGTGCTTGTAGAAAGCTGGCGGCAGGATCGTGTGTGCGTCGATGATGCGATAGGGCCCTACCTTGGTATGACGCAGGTGGGCAAGCCTCGACGAGGAGCCCGAGCCGTGGGGCGACGCGTGCTCGACGTGTAGCGCGTCCAGGAATTGGCGCTCGTCGACCATTTTGGAAGCGGCATGCAACGCGAAGATCGCACAGTCGACCTTGCTTTTTTGCGAATCGTGAATCAGCACCGAGACCGTAACGTTCGAAGGCAGGAGCCCGGCCATCTCTTCAAGGCAGGATTCCAGAAGCCTTCTTACTGAGAAGTGGTCGACAGGCTCCAGAATCAGGACGGAGACTGCGGGGCCGACGGTACGTACGTCGGCCGAAACAATGTGGTCATGATCCGCTCTTAGCCTGAAGATGGCGCGCCCATCTTGCAACACGTCACCGGTGATGGCGGCGCAAAACGCCTGCAAATTCGGGAAATGGTGGAGCGGGAAGTGATAGGTCTCGGCGTTCCGGCACTTGCCGGCTGATCGAATGTTCTCGGCCTGGACCGTAACTGGCAGCAGCGCTGCATCCAGATCGAGAACGGACGAGTCCGGCACGGCCTTCATGTCCTGAATGCCCTCCAGGCTGGAACGAATTGCCGCCAAATCTCCCAACAGCGCACGACGGGGCGGCTGGTTGCCTCTCCAGGCCGGGCTCCTACCGCTCAGATCGCTCAATTGCCCCGATGGACTTCTTGGGGGGCTGGTGCCACGTGATTCCGCTGTGGGAGATTCCGTTGAATGCGCCGATCGATCGGCATCAGAGGCGTAATGCCGACCGCTCACACTGTTGCGTGATTTCGAAAAGCAGACACCCATGTTTTTCACCTCAAGAGGAGGGTTCTGATTCTCATCGCCCCAACCCCGATTCGGCACGTCAGGAGCGAAGCGGTGGCAACTGGCGCGAACAGGGGTATGTCGCCAGCATAGGGTGTTCTCAGGCATGTGGTGACGGCCGGCATGGCCGGCCAGCCATATCAGCCGCTCAGCGCTTCTGCTTCTGCGGCCTCGTCCTCCAGAGGATCGTCGAAGGTCGGCAGGTTCAACTGCCACGCGTGCGCACCTTTGACCCTCACCAGATAGTCGCGCCACGGCGAGGTCTTGGAGAACAGGTTCGCGGGCGTGGCGCAGCCGGTGTCCTCCATCAGCTTCTTGGTGTTCACGTGCGGCGTACCGGCGGCGTAGGCATCGACCAGGCGCTGCAGCACGGCGATCTTGGCCTTGCCCGTGACGCGCCAAGGCGCCCGGCCGGGGACGGACAGCAGGGCGGCGTACCCATCCGCTGACACCTTGAGGCTGATGGCGGTGCCGCCCATGGCCGCCTGGTGGCCGTGTCTGTAAGCGACCTTCAGGCGCGCGAGGTCCACGGCCGTCGCGGACCGATTCGGCGCCAGAACGTCTTCGATGGGCACCACCACGTTCGTGCCTGCAAACGGGAAGGGCGCGATCGACGTGGTCAGCACAATGCCGGGCACGGCGCGCGGGCGCAGTCGCAAAGCGGCATCGACCCTGGCGTACTGGCGCTCGCTCCCCATGCGGGTGGCGAAGTACAGCGCGACGAACGCGCCATCGACGTCGAGCTCGCCGAGGAACACCGGCTCCTCATCGAGATGTTTGCCCCTCATTCCCTGCAGCGCAGAGCCGAGCGCGGTGATGATCTCCTCGCGCAGCCAGTTCAGATGGACCTTCCAGCGCCGCGCATGCCGGGCCTGCAGCATGACATCGTCGCCCGTCAGCGGATCGCGATAGCGCACGAAATTCGCATCGGCACACCGCTCCAGCGGCACAGCGCAGCGCGTGCCATCGGCCAGCTCGACCACCTTCTGCGTGATGCGGTCGCCTTCGGTGAGGATGCCCTCGTCCTCGAAGCGCTCGATATCGATGCGCAACTGGGCAAGTGCAAAGCCGTCCATCGGGCTGGTGGCGCACTCCAGCAGCCGCGCAACTTGGCCGATCAGGTCCGGATCGTCCACGCCGGAGCCGGGGTTGAGCGGTTTGAGCACGCCCAGGGCTTCCAACAGTTGCGTGCCGACACGACGCAGGCGCAGGTCACGCTCGTTTTGCAGGCTGCAACGTCCAGGTTCAGCCAGGACAATGGACAGCGGCGTCTGCGTGGCGTCCCCCGCAACAACAAGGTCCGCGACCAGCGTGACGCCCAGGATGGCCGCCGCCTGCGAGAAGGGGTGATTGCCCCAATGCTCACCCAGCACATCGTGGAGCTCGGCACCGCTGTCGAGGTGAATGGTCACCGTGTCGCTGGCATGGCCGAGCAGGGCGCGCGCTTCGGCCAGATACAGACGCTCGACCTTGGCGCCGTCCAGGCGCGGCTTCACGTCCTTCAGTGGCTGGGCGAACCGGGACAGGTCGTAGCGCGATCGGTTGAGCGGCCGGCTGGACAGAGGCACCTTGAACCCGTGCGCGGACAGCACGTTGGCCAGCGGCGCCCGGGTGGACAGCGTGTGCGCGTAGACCTCGACGACCTTGCGGCCGGGCGCGTAGAGCAGCGTGGCGTCGCGGGCTGGGAAATAGCAGAAGCTGCGGCGGTTCCGGTTGACGACCTGGACAGCCGTGACCTGCTCGCCGGCGAAGCGCACCACCAGGCAGTGCGCGACCGATGCCTCGCCATCGTCCCGCTCGTCCGCCAGCGCGACGTGCACGACCTCGCAGGGCTCGGCCAGGCGCATCGCCCGCGTGAGTTCCGACTCCAGTTCCCGCTTCACCTTGTCGCTCCACAGGAAAGGCGGCGGCTCGTCGCAGGGCACATCGAAGGCATCGTAGAGCCGCTTGTTGCCCCGGATGTCGGCGGTGTTCAGGATCGACTCGGCGACCTCGAACAGGCGTGCGGTCGCGTCGGAATGCACGCGCATCCAGACCGCGCGCCCGAATTCGCCTCCGGGCTGCGACAGGAAGGTGGCAAACAGATCGGCATCGTTCAACTGGTCCGCGACGCTGGTGAGGATCAGCGCACCGCGCGACGAAGCGAGACGCACGATGCGCAGCGCCTCCCGTTCGGCAGGCTCGCGCAGATCGCGGCGCAGATGCCGGATGTGCTCCAGCAGCGCGCCGGGCAGGGTGGTTTCATCCTGCGACCAGTCAAAGCCGCGGCTCAGTGCCTGGCACTCGGGCAGGCCGCTGAAGACCCGCAGCACGGATGCCGGCGCACGTTCGATCAAGTCGAGCAGGTTGCTCGCGTTGGTCAGCGTCTTTCTGGCCATGTGGTTCCCTGTTCTTGTTCTTGATGTGGTGTCCAGCCGTATCGGCGTCAGTACCCCATGTCGAGCGCCTGAGCCTGCGCGGCCAATTCCTCCAGCGCCTGGTGACGCTGTGCGTCCAGGCGTCGCTTGTAATCGACGACGTCCCGGTAGCGCACGCGGCGATGCGTGCCGATCTTGTGGAACGGGATGTCGCCTCTTTCCAGCATCTGCACAAAAAATGGGCGGGACACCCCGAGCATCTGGGCGGCCTCCTGGGTCGTGAGCTCCGTGTGCGTCGGCACGATGGACACCGCGCAGCCTTTCTCGATCTGGTCCAGGACATCCTGCAGCAGCTGCAGCGCCGAGGCCGGCATGCGGACGGTCTGTACGTGTCCACTGCCGTCGCGGAAATCCACCTGGCGGACACCGGCGCCGGCCTCAAGGACGGCAGCCAGCGCCCGGCGTGCCTCGCGGGCCAGCGTCACGTCCTCTTCGGAGGGCAGCACCTGGGTGATGGCGGAGACGTTCATGGGCGGGTGCTCATAGCGGCAGATCTGGGAGGGACGCGATTCTATTCGAAACAAACGAAATCGAAATAAGCGAAGCGCAAGCCAAGTTCTATATGGGGCAAGGCTTTGCGGCCGATGCGCTGTCCGCGCGGCCAACCTGGAAACGCGTCAAAACCCACATTTCTCTCGTCCAAGCCCAAGGCGCCGGGCAATGAAATGGAGCCTCCTTCAACAAGAGGAGTCTCTCGATGGCAAACCTTGCCTCTTCTGTTCAATCGGGCCGCACCGGTCGCAGTACCGCCCGCCGGTCCACGCAGCCTGCCGCTGCGCACGTCGCCCTGGTCGAGTCCGAACTCGCCGCGCGCTGGCGGCTGTCGGTCAAGACCCTGCGCCGCTGGCGCCAGGATCAGCTGGGTCCCGTCTTCTGCAAGTTCGGCGCCCGCGTCACCTACCTGATCTCCGACATCGAAGCTTTCGAGCGGCGCGTCTCGCGCAACTCGACGTCGGTTCGTGCGTATCACTGAGGGCGCCACCATGAACGACCTGACCCTGCTGCCGGCCGATATCGCCAGCCTGTCCGTGAGCGACTTGGCGAAGCTTTCGCCCCAGCGCAAACACGAGCTCGACGCCAACCTCGATGCGGCCATCGCCTGGCTCAAGAATGCCCGCGCCAAGCTCGATGCCGCACTGGAACTGAGCTACGGCGACCAGGCCCGAGAGGCGCTGCGCGCGTCCGAGCGCGATTTCGGCACCGTTCACATTGCCGATGGTCCGCTGCGGATCAAGTATGAATGCCCCAAGAAGGTCAGTTGGAGCCAGAAGCGGCTCAACGAGATCACCGCGCGCATCGTCGCGGCCGGCGAGCAGCCCGAGGCTTACGTCGACATCAAGCTGACGGTGCCGGAATCGCGCTACAACAACTGGCTGCCCGCGCTGCGGGAGCAGTTCGCCGATGCCCGCACGGTCGAGCCGGCCAAGCCGTCGTTCACGCTGACCCTGGATGAGGTGGTGGCATGAGCGGGCTCCCCATCGTCAGCGCGCAGGCGCGCATGGCCGAGCGCCGGGGCGTGAAGCTGCTGCTGCTCGGCAAGTCCGGTATCGGCAAGACCACGCGCCTGAAGGATCTCGATGCGGCCACCACGCTGTTCATCGACGTCGAGGCGGGTGACCTGTCGGTGGCCGACTGGCCGGGTGACACCATTCGGCCCGCATCCTGGCCGGAGACGCGCGATTTCTTCGCGTTCCTCGCCGGCCCCGACAAGTCGTTGCCCCCGCAGAGCCCGTTCTCGCAGGCGCACTACGACCACGTGGTCGAGAAATTCGGTGATCCGGCGCAGCTGGGGCGTTACCAGACCTTCTTCGTCGACTCGATCACGCAGCTCTCGCGCCAGTGCTTCGCGTGGTGCAAGACGCAGCCGGCGGCCACCAGTGACCGCTCGGGCAAGCCCGACGTGCGCGCGGCCTACGGTCTGCTCGGCCAGGAAATGGTCGGCGCGCTCACGCACCTGCAGCACGCACGGGGCAAGAACGTGGTCTTCGTGGCGATCCTCGACGAGCGGCTCGACGACTTCAACCGCAAGGTGTTCGTGCCGCAGATCGAGGGCAGCAAGACCGGGCTGGAGTTGCCCGGCATCGTGGACGAGGTCGTGACCTTCGCCGAGATCAAGGCCGAGGACGGCAGCAGCTACCGCGCCTTCGTCACCCACACCGTCAACCCGTTCGGTTTTCCCGCCAAGGACCGCAGTGGCCGGCTCGATCTGCTGGAGCCGCCGCACCTGGGCGCGCTGATCGCCAAGTGCGCGGGCGCCGTCCACCCGGCGGCCCACCTGTACGCAACGCCGGACACGCCCGCAAACACCACCGAATACGCAGAACACACCGCATGAATACCGCAATGACCTACCACAACGCCAACCCGTGGCAAGACTTCAACGACGCCGAGCAGCAGCAAGGCTTCGACCTGATTCCCAAAGGCACCCTGGTGCCGGTGCGCATGACCCTCAAGCCGGGCGGCTATGACGATCCCTCGCAGGGCTGGGTCGGTGGCTACGCGAGCGAGTCGTTCGAGACCGGCTCGGTCTACCTGGCCGCTGAGTTCGTCGTGACCGGCGGTGAGCACGCCAAGCGCAAGCTGTGGAGCAATGTCGGTCTGCATTCGCCCAAGGGCCCGACCTGGGCGCAGATGGGGCGCAGCTTCGTGCGCGCCGCGCTCAACAGCGCCCGGAACATCCACCCGCAGGACACGTCGCCGCAGGCAGTGGCCGCCCGCCGCATCCAGGGCTTCCACGAGCTCGACGGGCTGGAATTCATCGCGCGCATCGACGTCGAGCGCGATCCCAAGGGGGAGGACCGCAACGTGATCCGGCTCGCCGTCGAGCCCGATCACCCGGAATACGCCCGCCTCAAGGGCGTGCCGCCCAAGACCCAAACGGGTGGCGGCACCTCCGGTGCGCCCACGCAGCCGGTGCCGGCCCACGCCGTACCGGCTGCGCAGCGCCCGCCCGTAACCGGCAAACCTGCCTGGGCTCAGTGAGGGAGGAATGAAATGCTGGGTCTGCAAACGGCAGGCCCGGGGATTCCATCACGCCGACACCCGTCATGGGGTCGGCGATCCCCGGCGCTTTGTTCCGGATTGGGTGTTCTGCTCGCGCCGCTGCCAGGACGCCTTTCACGCGTTGTACGGCAACTGGCGTCAAGCCATGGAGGGGCAGCACAGGGAGGTCCGCATGCTTGACGCATCCGACGTTGAACGCACGGCCATGCGCACGTGCCTGAAGGCATTCGGCCAAGTGGCCGAAGCGATCGGCTTCACCAAGCCGCTGGCGGCCTACACCGAAGCCGAGGCGCTGCGCGTCATCGACGCCATCGTGACGCGCTACACCGAAGCGATGATCGCGCACCACGAGCACACCCGCATGCCGCTGGTGCGCGGCAGCACGGCACCCAAGGCCACGGCACAGGATCCGTTCGCCGAGCTCGAAGAGCTGCCGTGGGAAGACGCCAAGGGGGACGCGTGATGCTGGACTTCAATGCCTCGGCGAGCCTCTCCGGGCAGGTCGCCTCGCTGGTCGACATCGGCCTGCAGCGTGCCCGCGCGAGCCAGCCGGTGCGCCGGTACCTGGGTGCGTCGCGCCTGGGCGTGGCTTGCGAGCGTGCACTGCAGTACGAGTTCGCCCAGGCGCCGGTCGACTACGGCCGCGAGCATGATGGCCGGATGCTGCGCATCTTCGAGCGCGGCCACGTGATCGAGGACTGCATGGTCGACTGGCTGCGTGGCGCGGGCTTCGACCTGCGTACGCGCAAGCCCAACGGCGAGCAGTTCGGTTTCACGGCCGCCGATGGGCGCTTGAAGGGGCATATCGACGGCGTCATCGTCGCAGGCCCCGAGGGCTTCGGCTACCCGATGCTGTGGGAGAACAAGTGCCTCGGCAACAAGTCCTGGCGTGACCTGCAGAAGCACCGCCTCGCGGTGGCCAAGCCGGTCTATGCCGCCCAGGTCGCGCTGTATCAGGCGTATCTCGAGCTGCACGCGCACCCGGCGCTCTTCACGGCGGTCAATGCCGACTCCATGGAGATCTACGCGGAGTTGGTGCCATTCGATGCAGCCCTGGCTCAGCGCATGTCCGATCGCGCGGTCAAGGTGATCTGCGCGACTGACGCGGGTGAGCTGCTGCCGCGCGCGTTCAACGATCCCACCCACTTCGAGTGCCGCATGTGCACGTGGCAGGACCGCTGCTGGAGGGCACAGGCATGAACCCCGCCCATCCGACCACGCATGGCGCCGTCGGCGAGCCGATGATCGACGCGAAGGAGGCCGCCGCGGCGTTGCGCCTGCCGTACTACTGGTTCGCCGACCACGGCATGCGTGCCCGGTACCGCATTCCGCACTACTTGCTGGGCGCCCTTGTGCGCTACCGGCTGTCTGAACTCACGGCATGGGCGGCCAGTGCCGGCGCGGCCCAGGGGCGCCCCGCGTCCGTGATCGACGTGGCTGACGAGGAGGCCGAATGATCGATTTCAACGAGATCCCGCTCGTCACCGGCCAGTTGGATGCCCGGCGCGACGAGATCCGCGCGGCGTTGCTCGCCCGCCTGGAGTTCGTGCTGAGCGTGTTGTTCCCGGCCGGCAGGAAGCGTCACGGCAAGTTCGTGATCGGCGACATCCTGGGCAGCCCCGGCGACAGCCTGGAAGTGGTGCTCGACGGCGAGAAAGCGGGACTGTGGACCGATCGGGCCACCGGCGACGGTGGCGACGTCTTCGACCTCATTGCCGCCTGCGCGGGCCTGCGCGTGTCCACGAGCTTCTCGCAGGTGCTCGAGCGCGCGCTGCAACTGCTCGGCCACTCCAGCGCACAGCCGGTGCGCCGCAAGCGCCGGGAGCCGCCGACGGACGAGCTTGGCCCAGCGACGGCCAAGTGGGACTACCTGGACGCCGCCGGCAAGCTGATCGGGGTGGTGTACCGCTACGACCCGCTCGGCCGGGGGAAGGAATTCCGGCCGTGGGACGCCAAGCGCCGCAAGATGGCACCGCCCGAGCCGCGCCCGCTGTACAACCAGCCCGGGCTGCTCACCGCCACGCAGGTCGTGTTTGTCGAAGGCGAGAAGTGCGCCCAGGCCCTGATCGACGCCGGCATCGTCGCCACCACGGCGATGCACGGGGCGAACGCGCCCGTGGACAAGACCGACTGGACGCCGCTGGCCGGCAAGGCCGTGCTGATCTGGCCCGACCGGGACAAGCCGGGCTGGGAGTACGCAGCCAACGCGGCTCAGGCCATGCTGCGGGCGGGCGCCGTGTCGGTGGCCATCCTCGTGCCGCCCGAGGACGCGCCGGAGGGCTGGGATGCGGCCGACGCCCTCGACGAGGGGTTCGACGTCAGTGGCTATCTGGCAGCCGGCGCACGGGTGCCGGTGGCGCTGGAGGTGGACGACACGGTGTCGGCCGACGTGCTGGAGGGCGTGGACTGGGAAACCGAGGACGGGCTGGCGACGGCCTTCACGCGCCGCTACGGCGACGACTGGCGCTACTGCTCCCTGTGGGGCAAATGGCTGGTCTGGACCGGTGTGCGCTGGAATTCCGATCAGTTGCTCTATGTCACCCACCTGTCGCGCGGCATCTGCCGGGCGGCGTCGCTCAAGGCGGACACGGCACGACAGAAAACCAAGCTGGCGAGCTCGTCGACCATCGCCTCGGTCGAGAAGATCGCCCGTTCGGATCCCAAGCACGCGGCGACCGCCGACGAGTGGGATGCCGACGTCTGGGCGCTCAACACCCCGGGCGGCGTGGTCGACCTGCGCACGGGCCAACTGCGCGCGCACCGGCGCGAGGACCGGATGACCAAGGTGACGACGGCGACCCCGCGCGGGCGCAATGGCGACGGCTGCCCGGCGTGGCTGGCGTTCATCGCCGACATCACCGGTGGCAACACGGATCTCGCGGCCTATCTGCAGCGGGTGGTCGGCTACTGCCTGACGGGCGTGACCAGCGAACACGCGTTGTTCTTCCTGTACGGCACCGGCGCCAACGGCAAATCGGTCTTCGTGAACGTGCTGACCACGATCCTGGGCGACTACGCGGCCAATGCGCCGATGGACACCTTCATGGAAGCCCGTGGTGATCGCCATCCGACCGAACTGGCGGGCCTGCGCGGCGCACGCCTGGTGTCGTCCATCGAGACGGAGCAGGGCCGGCGCTGGAACGAGTCGAAGGTCAAGGCCATCACTGGCGGCGACAAGGTGTCCGCGCGCTTCATGCGCCAGGACTTCTTCGACTACCTGCCGCAGTTCAAGCTGCTGATCGCCGGCAACCACAAGCCCGCGATCCGCAACGTGGACGAGGCCATGAAGCGACGCCTGCACCTGATTCCGTTCACGGTGACGGTGCCGCCAGAGCGCCGCGACGGCCGGCTCACCGAGAAGCTGCTCAAGGAGCGCGACGGGATCCTGGCGTGGGCCATCGAAGGGTGCCTCGCGTGGCAGCGCCAGCGCTTGGACCCGCCCGACTGCGTGCGATCGGCCACGGAAGCGTATTTCGACGAGGAGGACGCCATCGGCGACTTCCTCGATGAAGAGGCCCAGTGCCATCAACAGGCACGTGTGGCCGTGGCCGACGTGTTCCTGCGCTGGCAGGAGTGGGCGGGCCGGCGCGGCGAGTACGTGGGGACCAGCCGGTGGCTCGCACAGCAGCTGACCAATCGGGGCTTCGAGCGCACGCGCCTCAACTACGGCGTCAAGGGCCTTGCCGGCCTGTCGCTCAAGGCCAAGGACTACGGCTCACGCCTGCCATATCGGGACGACTGAACACAACGGTGTGACCGAACGTGACCGTCATGGGGATTGTTCTCTTTACGTGTGTGCGCGCGCACGCGTAGAGGTTAATCCGGACGTAGGTCACGTTCGGTCACAACTCCGACCGGACATGACGATTTCCAACATGAACACAACGATTCTCGCCCTGGACCTGGGCACCAAGACCGGCTGGGCATTGCAGTATCTGGACGGCAGCATTGCCAGTGGCACGCAGGATTTCAAACCGAAACGTTTCGAAGGCGGCGGCATGCGCTACCTGCGCTTCAAGCGGTGGCTCAACGAACTGAAGCTCGCCTGCAGCCACATCAACGTGGTGTACTTCGAAGAGGTGCGCCGGCATGCGGGCGTGGACGCCGCGCACATCTACGGCGGTCTGCTCGGGCACCTGAGCGCCTGGTGCGAGCACCACAACATCCCCTACGTGGGCGTTCCAGTCGGCACTATCAAGAAATACGCGACGGGCAAGGGCAACGCGAGCAAGGACGAGATGATCGCCTCCGTCTGCAAGCGTGGCCATGAGCCGTCCGACGACAACGAAGCCGACGCCCTGGCGATTCTGTACTGGGCGGCCGAGACGCAGGAGGTGTGACATGAAGATTCGCACACCGCCTTACCGTTCCGCGCTGGCCCGCACGCAGCCCGAGGTCACCGACCTCGAAGCTTTCAAACGGCAAGGCTGGCGGGAGCAGCGCATCCTCGTGGTCGCCGAATCCGACGAGCGCCTGGACTTCCTCGAACGCGAGCTGGTGCGCCGCATCGGCGAGCGGCTGTATGGCGGGGGAGGCCGGCACCGTGGCTGAGTGGACCAAGGAGGACGTGGCGGCCCGCTTCGAGGACGCCGCCAACACGGGACGGCGCTTGCCGCCCATCCGCGTGCAGGGCTACATCAACACGTGGCCGACCATCGTGCGCCGCGAGTGGGAAGCCTTCGCGGCCGATGAGAAGGTCTACCGGCCGTTCCCGCCCAGTCCCCAGGCCATCGACCGGATGCTGGAGGCGATGCGCTGGGTGCAATGGCTGGAGGTCGAGCAGCGCCACCTCGTGTGGATGCGGGCCAAGGGCTATGGCTGGCGCGAGATCACGCTGCGCTTCGCCTGCGACCGCACGACCGCCTGGCGGCGCTGGCAACGGGCGCTGGAGATCGTGGCAGCACATCTGAATGCCGCGAGTTTGCCAAATTTTGCCAAGGAGGCTAGTATGAAAAAACCATGAGCACAATGAACATTTCCCTGCCCGACACGCTCAAGACCTTTGTCGATGAGCAAGTCAGCCAACGCGGCTATGGCACCAGCAGCGAGTATGTGCGTGAACTGATCCGCAAGGATCAGGACCGTCAGCGGCTGCGGGGCCTGCTGCTGGCTGGGGCAGCATCCGCACCGACCGCGCCCGTTGATGGTGAATACTTCGACGCGCTGCGAGCACGCGTGCGGAACGCCCCGAGATGAAGGCAAAGCCGGTCATCCCGCGAGCGTTAGCCCAGCAGGACGTCGAAGAAGCGGTCAGCTATTACCTGAGTGAAGGCGCAGAGCAGGCAGCGCTCGGCTTCATTGATGCACTGGAGCTGGCCTATACCCACATCGGTCGCCACCCCGCGACCGGTTCTCCCCGTTACGCCCACGAACTCGATCTGCCGGGCCTGTCTTGCTGGACACTCAAGCGCTATCCCCACATCGTGTTCTACATTGAGCGCGACGACCACATAGATGTCTGGCGTGTCCTGCATGGCATGCGAGATATCCCCGCGTGGTTGCGTCTGGACGCCACGGAGAAACTCGCCAACGACGTTGCCGCAGGTCAGAAAAGTGCTCCCCCGAAGCCTGCCGACGAAGTGTTTTCCCGTCTTGAGAGCAAGTATCGCAGCCGGATCGAACGTTGATCGTCCAAAGCAAAGAGTAACGTCGGGTAATGCTTGCCGCGAATGTCCGCTGTTTGCCCCGATTGTCCGATTCGGGGGTGGCACGCGGTGCAACAAATCGGGCGATTTGGGGGTAGTATCTCGTCTACCGTTCGGATAACGGCGCAGATAGCAAGGGGTGCCCCGAGAAAAAGGGGTCCTTCCTGCAAAAAGCGCAATACGGGGGGCACCAGCGCAAGACCTGCTTAGCGTCAGGGTGCGAACCCAGGTTCGCACGGTTCGCGGTTCGCACGACTCCATTCCACGCCCGCCCACGGCCCGTCCGTCGGCGGGCGTTTTCATTTCTACGCGGCAATACCGCATACGGCCTGCGCCGGGATTCGTCCCCGCGCGGGCCGTTTCCTTTTGGGAACCCGAAACAGAACATGCTCAACGTCGAGTACCGCAAGGTTCAGGCGCTGATCCCCTACGCCAGGAACCCGCGAACGCACAGCGACGAGCAGGTGGCCAGGATTGCCGCCAGCATCGTGGAGTACGGCTGGACCAACCCGGTCCTGGTCGATGGCGAGAACGGCGTGATTGCCGGCCATGGGCGCCTGGCCGCCGCGCGCAAGCTCGGCATGGAAGACGTGCCGGTGATCGAACTGGCACACCTGTCGCCCACGCAAAAGCGTGCGCTCATCCTGGCCGACAACCGCATCGCGTTTGATGCGGGCTGGGACGAGGAACTGCTCGCGCTGGAATTCACGGAACTGGCTGAGGCCGGCTACGACCTGTCGCTGACCGGATTCAACGACGCCGAGATCGATGCGCTGCTGGCCAACGACCTGGGTGAAGCCGAGGGCGACGAAGGGCAGGACGATTCGGAACCGGATGCCGCGGACGACGTGCCAGCAGCATCGGCGGTGCCGGTGTCCAGGGTTGGCGACATCTGGCTCCTGGGCGAGCACCGCCTGATCTGTGGCGACGCCACCGATGGCGCCGTGATCGCAGCCCTGATGGCGGGCCAGCAAGCCGCCCTGTGCTTTACCTCGCCGCCCTACGCCAACCAGCGCAACTACACCAGCGGCGGCATCGCCGACTGGGACGTGCTGATGCGCGGCGTGTTTGGTAACGCGCCAATGGCCAGCGACGGCCAGGTGCTCGTCAACCTCGGTCTGGTGCACCGCGACAGCGAGGTCGTCCCGTACTGGGATGCCTGGATCGGCTGGATGCGCACGCAGGGTTGGCGGCGGTTCGGCTGGTACGTCTGGGACCAGGGACCGGGGATGCCCGGCGACTGGATGGGGCGTCTGGGGCCATCCTTCGAATTCGTCTTCCACTTCAATCGAGAGGCCCGCCGGCCGAACAAGACGGTAGCGTGCAAGTTCGCCGGCAAGGATGAACACCTGCGCCCGGACGGCACATCGACGTCGATGCGGAACAAGGCCGGTGTTCGCGGGAGTTGGACACACGAGGGCCAAGTCACCCAGGACACCCGGATCCCCGACTCTGTGATTCGGGTGATGCGCCACAAAGGCAAGATCGGCAGAGGCATTGACCACCCGGCGGTGTTCCCGGTGGCGTTGCCGGCGTTCGTGATCGGGGCGTACTCGGATGCGGGCGACGTTGTGTTCGAACCATTCGGTGGCAGCGGGACCACGATGCTGGCCGCGCAGCGGACCGGACGCCTGTGTCGCAGCGTCGAGATCGCGCCCGAGTACGTGGACGTGGCCATCCAACGCTTCCGGCAGAACTTCCCCGAGGTGCCGGTGACGCTGCAGTCCACCGGGCAAACCTTCGCCGAGGTTGCTGCCGAGCGGTTGGCGCACGCGGAGGTGGAGCAATGACGGCCTCCTGGCTTGCAGGCAAGATCGAGCACTGGCCGACTCAGCGGCTCGCTCCCTACGCGGCAAACGCCCGAACCCACTCCGACGAACAGATCGCGCAGATCGCCGCCAGCATGGTGGAGTTCGGCTTCACGAACCCGATCCTGGCCGGCGGCGACGGCGTCATCGTTGCAGGGCACGGCCGCCTCGCTGCCGCCATGAAACTGGGGCTGCAGGCGGTGCCGGTGGTGGTACTGGATCACCTGAGCCCGACGCAACGGCGGGCGCTGGTCATCGCCGACAACCGCATCGCCGAGAACGCCGGCTGGGACGAAGCGGTGCTGCGCGCCGAGCTCGCTGCGCTCGATGCGGCGAACTTCGACCTGTCGTTGACGGGCTTCGATGCCGACGCGCTGGCCGATCTGATGGATGACGAGGAGGGTGACGGTCAGTCGGTGGAGATTGCGCTGCCGGAGGTACCCGAGGATCCGATCTCACGACCGGGCGACATCTGGGTGATGGGCAAGCACCGGCTGCTCTGTGGGGATGCCACCGTCGCCGAGAGTTACGGCCGGCTGATGCAGGGTGAGCCGGCGGACATGGTGTTCACGGACCCGCCGTACAACGTGAACTATGCCAACACCTCCAAGGACAGGCAGCACGGCACGAGCCGGGCCATCCTGAACGACAACCTGGGCGGTGGCTTCTACGATTTCCTGCTGGCGGCGCTGACGCCGCTGGTCGCCAACTGCCGGGGAGCTATTTATGTGGCGATGTCCTCAAGCGAACTGGACGTGCTGCAGGCGGCGTTCCGCGAAGCGGGTGGGCACTGGTCGACGTTCATCATCTGGGCCAAAAACACCTTCACGCTCGGGCGCGCGGACTACCAGCGGCAGTACGAACCGATCCTGTACGGGTGGGCCGAGGGGGCGCAGCGCCACTGGTGTGGCGACCGCGACCAGGGGGACGTGTGGCAGATCAACAAGCCTGCCAGGAACGACCTGCACCCCACGATGAAGCCCGTGGAGTTGGTGGAGCGGGCGATCCGCAATTCGAGTCGGCCGGGCGATGTAGTGCTGGATGCGTTCGGCGGCTCGGGCACGACGTTGATTGCGGCAGAGAAGGCGGCGCGCGTGGCGCGCCTGATCGAACTGGATCCCAAATACGCCGACGTGATCGTGCGGCGCTGGGAGAAGTACACCGGAGAGACGGCTATTCGCGAGGCGGCAGACCGAGGGACGTCCGCCAATTGAATGGGGCCTTGGCCGCCGATTCTGCTGCCAACTCCTCTGCAATGCGCCTGAGGATCAGCAGGGTTTGGCGATCACGGGGAAGCGCGGTGGTCAGCACGCGGATGGCTTGTTCGATGGAAACATCCGGGCGTCGGTTCTGAGTCAACCAGCGCAGTGCTTGCTCGCGCTCGGATTCGGGGGTGCGGGGAAGGTTGCTGGCGCGCATGGCTTTGCTCCTTTGCGTTGACCGTTGCGATGGCACCAGTAACGCGCTGCTCGACCGAGAAGCCAAGCGATTGGATCAAACGCAACGCCGGCAAAGTGAGCTTGGCTTGCGTGGCCAACAGCGCGTTACTGGTGCCATCACAACAGCGCCACGGAGCGAAAAATGAAAAGGACGTATCAAGTAACCAACATCACCAACAGGGTGGGCGGCTTCTACGGCGCGATGCGGCATAGCGCCGTGGCTTGGCCCCTCGCCATGGTGGCGCTCAGTTACCAGTCGTATGGGGAATTATTCCACTCGCGCCGGGCTTCTCTTTGCCGATCGACCGTACTTTTTGCTATGCGGTCCATCGACTTGGAGGTGTAGCTGCTGTCACCGTAGCGAGTGCTTGGATCTGCGGCCGAGGTTTTTGTGTTGAAAAACTTGTTGGTATCGACGTATTCAGTAATGTAATCAAGCAGTTCAGGGCCGATGTGAGGGCGGCTGTATTCGGCGAGGTATTGATTGACATCCTCCGTCATGACATGCCGAACGTTTTGCAGATTGGCGTCCGGGTCCGGACGACTGTTTCGGCTTCGTTGGAAAGGGGTGGGAGTCGGCCGCAGACCATCGGACTCTGCCAAGGTAAAAGCCGAAGGATGTGTCACCCAGGCATCCACAACGACAGTATCTCTTTCACCCCAATCCGGGTCGCGTGGGTCACCGATCAGCACATACGCATGGTCGTCGTCGGCGTCGCTTACCCGCAGCAAGGGGGCGTTTAGTTGACAGCCCGCCAGCAGTGTGTAGCTCACATTGGCGTGTTCGGCGCAGTTGCCCGCTTGGTAACGAACAACTTCTTTGGCGTGCTGAATCGGATTCTGGCAATACGTTTCATCACGGAGCATGCTCCGACGTGCCCAAGATTCGCCTTCGGTATAGGTGACGTCAGGCTTCTGATTTCCCCCGCCGTAAGGCAGCATCCGCTTGACTTGCTGGACGGTCTTTTCGGCAATCTTGAGATTGTCCATTGTGTCCGAATCCACTCGCACTTTGCGTGAGCGAAACGAACTCAGGCCGAATAGGCTTGGATCGACGGATTTGTGAAGTTTAACGACCGACTCGTGGTGGAAATCGTCCAGGGGATCCGTAGGACCTCTGCTGGTGAAATACCTGTCATGCGATCTGATTCGAGGCATGCTCAATCCTGTACGTTTTTTTGAGGGGCGTAAATTCTCCATGTTCGCCACCAAGAGCTCGGCGCAAAAATGCGTAGGGTTGTGCGTGAAGCCGAACGGGATGTCCGCAGGGCAGTTGTAATCATCGGTGTCGTAGTTGCTGTGGTTACGGATAGCGTTGCTGATGTCCATGCTTGTGTCCTCGTTGTTGATGTCGTTGCGACACGTGTATGAATGCGCTGTTCCGGCCACAAGCCAAGCGCTGTTTGCAGCCTCAGCGGGGCCGCTGCCATCGCAGTCGGCCCCGCGCGACATCAGGCGGACGGGTCGGCAGCCTCTGCTGCGATTCGATAGACGCGCTCGCTGTCGACCGACTTCTCGGAAACGATGGTCAGGCCCAGCCGCTTCTTGAAAGTGCCGGCAAACGCGCCGCGCACCGTGTGCGCCTGCCAGCCGGTCGCCTTGCAGATTTCGTTGATCGTTGCCCCGTCCGGGTGGCGCAGCATCGCGATCACCTGGGCCTGCTTGCTGTTCTCGCGCGTGCGGGCCACCTTGCGCGGCTGCTCGGCCTCTGCGGCGGGCTCCTCGGGCTGCGGTTGCGGTGCGTCGAGCCCCAGTGCGTTGTAGCCTTCTGCCGCAACCAGCCAGTCGCCGTCGGCGGCGGCAATCAGATCCCGTTTGACCAAGCCTTCGAGCACCTTTTTGCGTGCGCCGCCTTTAATGTTGTCGGGGAACCATTCGATCTTGCCGCCGGTGTGCGAAATGGCGTAGGCGAGGATCGCGTGCTGTGCCGGGGTCAGTTGTTGCGTGGTCATGTGTTGCTCCTTCGAGGTGGTTTGAACGTGGTGTGATGAACGCGCTGCTCGGCAGAGAAGCCAAGCGCTTTGTGCTGGACGTGGCCGGCCGGGCACCGCTGCCCGGCGCGTCATGTCAGGCGTTGTCGTCTTCCTCGTCTTCCTCGTCTTCGTCTTCGCCGCGCTCGATTTCTTCGATGGTGTCCTGCAGCGTGCATCCCGACCCGCCGAGGTAGCCGTGGTCGTGGGAGATCGCGCAGGTGAGGTGTGCCATCCAGTAGTCCTCGGCGCGATCCAGCGCGCTGCGGAATCCGCCGGCTTTCAGCACGCCGCGCACGTTTTCGATCAGGTCGAGCATCTGCGCCTTGATCTCGATTAGCTCTTCGACCACGTCGTTTTGGCTCAGGGTGTTGCGCATCGTTTGCTCCGGTTGATGTGTCGTGTTGGTGAGCACATGAACGCGCTGTGCCGCACAGAAGCCAAGCGCTATCCGCAAGAATTCAAATCAGATGGGAATTTCAATTCGAGCCTATGCGCGGCACCGAGGCGTGTCCGACGGCGCCGTACGCAAGGCCATTGCCGCGGGCCGCATCACGCCCGAGGCGGACGGCACCATTGATTCGGATCGAGCCGACGCCGAGTGGGCGCGCAACACCGAAGCACCGCGCCACGGGACCCGCTCCAGGCCCGTCAGGGTGGCCGTGTCGCAGGAGGGCGGTCATGCCCCAGACGGGGTCGCATCGGCGCCCACAGGCGGCACGTCGTTGCTGCAGGCCCGCACCGTCAACGAGGTGGTCAAGGCGCAGACCAACAAGGTGCGCCTGGCCCGCCTCAAGGGCGAACTGGTGGACCGCTCGCAGGCCATCGCGCACGTCTTCAAGCTGGCGCGCGCAGAGCGCGATGCGTGGCTGAACTGGCCGGCGCGCGTGTCCGCCCAGATGGCCGCAGCGCTGGCTGTCGATCCGCACACGATGCACGTCACGCTGGAGTCCGCTGTGCGTGATCACCTGCAGGAGCTGGGCGAGCTGCGCCCGCGCGTGGATTGATGCTGCAAGCGGATTACGAAGGCGCTGCCGAGATCGAGCGCGCCTGGCGTGAAGGACTGACGCCCGATCCGCTGCTGACCGTCTCCGAATGGGCCGACCGCCACCGCATGCTGTCGAGCAAGGCGTCGGCCGAGCCTGGGCGCTGGCGTACCAGCCGCACGCCGTACTTGCGCGCGATCATGGATTGCCTGTCGCCGACCTCAGCCATCGAGCGGGTGGTCTTCATGAAGGCGGCCCAGGTTGGAGCGCCACTGGCACTGAATACGCCGGTACCGACGCCGGGCGGCTGGACCAGCATGGGTGAACTGCAAGCAGGCGACTACGTTTTCGATGAAGCTGGCTGGCCATGCCGCGTGCTTGGCGTCTCGCCAGTTCTGTACGACCGTCCATGTTACGAAATCGAGTTCGAGGACGGTGAGACGGTTGTCGCGGATGCCGACCATCGGTGGCCGGTGTTTGAGTGCACCCACGGTGGAACCCTCGAACGGACCGTGCGGACCGCCGAGTTGGTCGGGCGCGAACGTTTCGTCAATGGCAAGCGCTGGCGCTTCTCGATCGCGACCTGCGCGCCGGTCCAGATGCCGGAGCGTGAACTCCCGATCGACCCATATGTGCTGGGGCTGTGGCTGGGTGACGGTTCCGCCTGGATGAACCACATCAGCGTGCACGAGGATGACACGGACATCGTTGACATCCTCGCGCGCTGTGGCGTGTCCGCCATCTTTCGCCGTCCCCGCTGGAGCAAGGGCAAATGTACCAACGTAGTGATCGATCCGACCTTCAAGACGGTCGATGGCGATGGTGAACCGTCCAGCGCTTGCGGCACATCGCTGTTCTCCGTTCGCTTGCGCCAGCTTGATCTGCTCGTCAACAAGCACGTGCCGATGGCCTACAAGCGCGCCAGCCATACGCAGCGGCTCGCCTTGGTGCAGGGCCTGATGGACAGCGATGGCAGCGTGACACCGGATGGCAAGTCCTGCGAGTTCAGCAACGCGGACCGACGCTTGATCGACGAGCTGGTTGAGCTCTTACGCAGCCTGGGCTACCGGCCGGCCGTCTACGAAGTGGCATCGCGCCGCAGGGCGTTCCAAGGACAGCAGCACCAGTGCCAGCGGTATTGGCGTATTCGGTGGACCGCCTACCGTGAGGAGCCGACGTTCCGACTGGCACGCAAGGCCGACAGGCTGCGTTCTGTTGCCAGCGGACGGCCTGGGCGATCGCGCCGCCGCGTGATCGTCGCGGTACGCCCAGTGCCCTCGGTCCCGGTACGTTGCATCGAGGTCGATTCTCCACGGCACCTGTTTCTCTGTGGGAAGGGGTGGATCCCGACCCACAACACCGAGATGGGCTCGAACTGGATCGGCTACGTGATCCACCACGCGCCCGGTCCCATGATGGCCGTCTGGCCCACCGTGGAGATGGCCAAGCGCAACTCCAAGCAACGGATCGATCCGTTGATCGAGGAGTCGGCGGCACTGGCCGAGCGCATCGCGCCGGCCCGCTCGCGCGACTCGGGCAACACCATCCTCGCCAAGGAGTTCAGGGGTGGCGTGCTGGTCATGACCGGCGCCAACAGCGCCGTGGGTCTGCGCTCGATGCCGGTGCGGTACCTGTTTCTCGATGAGGTGGACGGCTACCCGCTGGACGTCGAGGGCGAAGGCGATGCGATCTCGTTGGCCGAGGCCCGGACGCGCACATTCGCGCGCCGCAAAATTTTCATCGTGTCGACGCCGACGATTGCCGGTGCCAGCACCATCGAACGCGAATACGACGCCTCCGACCAGCGTCGCTACTTCGTGCCATGCCCGCACTGCGACCATCGGCAATGGCTGCGCTTTGAGCAACTGCGCTGGACCCAGGGCGAGCCGGACACGGCAGCTTACCTCTGCGAAACCTGCGAGGAGCCCATCCACGAGCACCACAAGGCGTGGATGCTGGAGCAGGGTGAATGGCGGGCGATGACGGAGGCGGTCGGCCGCACGGCGGGCTTTCACCTCTCCTCGCTCTACAGCCCGGTGGGTTGGCGCAGTTGGCGCGACATTGCCGCGGCCTGGGAGAGTGCGGTGAGCAAGGAATCAGGTTCGGCGGCGGCGATCAAGACCTTCCGCAACACCGAGCTCGGCGAGACCTGGGTCGAAGAGGGCGAGGCACCCGACTGGCAGCGCCTGCTGGAGCGCCGCGAGGACTATCCAATCGGCACCGTGCCAGCGGGCGGCCTGCTGCTCTCGGCCGGCGCCGACGTACAGAAGGACCGGATCGAAGTCTCGGTCTGGGCGTTCGGGCGTGGCAAGGCGTCGTGGTTGGTGGAGCACCGCGTATTGATGGGCGACACCGCCCGCGACGGGGTGTGGAAGCGGCTGGCCGAACTGGTCGACGAGCGGTGGACGCATGCCAGCGGCTCATCGATGCCGCTGGCGCGTATCGCGCTCGACACCGGCTTCGCCACGCAGGAAGCCTACGCCTTCGTGCGCGCCTGCCGTGACGCCCGTGTGATGGCAGTCAAGGGCGTGGCGCGCGGCGCCGCGCTGATCGGCACGCCCACGGCGGTCGATGTCTTGCGCAATGGCAAGAAATTGCGCCGGGGTATCAAGCTCTTCACGGTGGCGGTCGGCATCGCGAAGGTCGAGTTTTACAACAACCTGCGCAAAGCGGCCGACGTGGCCGAGGACGGCGCGACCATCGCGTTCCCATCGGGGTTTGTCCATCTGCCCAAGGTGGATGCGGAATTCCTGCAGCAGCTGTGCGCCGAGCAACTGGTCACGCGGCGCGATCGCAACGGCTTCCCGATCCGCGAGTGGCAAAAGATGCGCGAGCGTAACGAGGCGCTCGACTGCTACGTGTACGCGCGGGCAGCCGCCAGTTCAGCGGGCTTGGATCGCTTCGAAGAGCGCCACTGGCGCGAACTGGAGCGGCAACTGGGCTTGGCGCCGCCGCCTGATGTACCACCCACAACCGAATCGCTTTCCCCCACAGATGCCACCGCTCGCGGTGGCATCGCCGTTTCTGGGCCCCGTCCTGGGGGCCGCAAATCCAGCCGGCGCGTGATCAAGAGCCGCTGGCTGTCCTGAGCACCTCGGTGCTCGCTTTTCTGATACCCGGAGTTCATCCCCCATGAGTTTGCAGACCCGCATCGAATCCCTGATCCAGCGCCTCGCGTCGGAGTTCAAGACCATCCACGAGCAGGTGGGCACGCTTGCCCGCCTGTCGACCACGGACAAGACCAGCCTCGTCGCGGCGATCAACGAGCTGCGCGCGCAGTTCGACAAGATCGCCAGCGCCGCGCTGATCGATGACGCCAACGCGGCTGGCACCACCACCACGTTCTCCGCCTCGCGCATCACCGGCCTGCTGGACGCGCTGAAGGCCGACCTGCTCGGCGGTGCGGACGCGGCCTTCGACACCCTGAAGGAGTTGCAGGAGGCGATCCTCAAGGACCAGACCGGCATTGCCGCGCTGCTGGCCGCCGTGGACCGCCGCGTGCGCTTCGATGCCGTGCAGGCACTGACCGCCGACGAGCAGGCCCAAGCCCGTCAGAACATCGGCGCGGTGGCCGCAAGCGCCATCGGCGACCCCGAGACCGACTTCGTGCCGGTCTTCGAGGCGGCGCTGTCGGGCGCCTGACGCGCCGCCGATGTCGCTGACCGGAAACATCGCCGAGCTCGCCGCCGCCATCGCCCAGGAGGTGCGCGCGCGCATCACGGCGGACCACCCGGCCCTGGCCCGCGCCTGGGTGTGCTGCGGCACCGTCGGCGACCAGGCGGTGATCCGGTCGGCCTTCAACGTCGACCGCGTGATCCGCGTCGGCACCGGTAAGTACCGCGTGGTCTTCACCGAGCCGATGCCCGACGACGGCTACTGCTGGACGGCCTTGGCCCGCAATGCCGGGCGCCAGTCCGCCATGAAGGTCGCCGGCGCCCGTGTGCGCGCCGAGGCCAAGACCGCGGCGTTCGTGGAGGTCATCTGCACGACCGCCGCCGGGACGCTGACCGACACCTCCGAACTCAACCTGATCGTATTCCGCTGATGGCCTATACCGAAGCGCAGTTGCAAGCGCTGGAGGCCGCGCTCGCCCGTGGCGAGCGTCGCGTCACCTTCCAAGACAAGACCGTCGAGTACCGCTCGGTCGATGAGCTCAAGCTCGCGATTCGCGAGGTGCGGCGCGGCCTGTTCGAGCAGGCCGCCGAAACCGGCCTGTGGCCGGGTGCCCCGCGCCAGATTCGCGTGACGACCGGCAAAGGGTTCTGATGGCCAGCACCGGACCCCGAACCCAGTCCGGCTGGTTCGCCCGGATCCGCAGCCTGTTCGGCCAAACACCGGTCCACGAGGCTGCCGGCCGGGGCCGGCGCGCCCTCGCCTGGATGCCCAGCAACCCGGGCGCGGTGGCGGCGCTGCTCGCCAGCGGCGAGGATCTGCGCATCAAGAGCCGCGACCTCGTGCGGCGCAATGCCTGGGCGCAGGCCGGCATCGAGGCCTTCGTCGCCAACGCGGTCGGCACCGGCATCAAGCCGCAGAGCCTGAGCGCGGATGAGGGCTTCAAGGCCGACGTACAGGCGCTGTGGCGCGACTGGACGGCCGAGGCGGATGCCGCCGGCCAGACGGACTTTTACGGCCTGCAGGCGCTCGCTTGCCGCGCCATGCTGGAAGGCGGGGAATGCCTGATCCGGCTGCGCCCGCGCCGTCCCGAGGATGGCTTGTCCGTGCCGCTGCAGCTTCAACTGCTGGAGGCCGAGCACCTGCCGATGACCTTGAACGTCGACCTGCCGTCTGGCAACGTGGTCCGCTCGGGCATCGAGTTCGACAACCTGGGCCGGCGTGTGGCCTACCACCTGTACCGCTCGCATCCGGACGACGGCAGGCTTGCGCCGATGTCGGGGCAGGGCGGGCTCGATACCGTGCGGGTCGATGCGAGCGAGGTGATCCACCTGTTCCGCGTGCTGCGGCCTGGCCAGATCCGGGGCGAGCCGTGGCTGTCGCGCGCGCTGGTCAAACTCAACGAGCTCGACCAGTACGACGACGCGGAGCTGGTGCGCAAGAAGACCGCCGCCATGTTCGCCGGTTTCGTCACGCGCCAGAGCCCGGAGGACAACCTGATGGGCGAGGGCCTGCCGGACGAGGCGGGTATTTCGCTGGTCGGGCTGGAGCCGGGGACGCTGCAGATTCTGGAGCCGGGCGAGGACATCAAGTTCAGCGACCCGGCCGATGTCGGCGGCTCCTACGGCGAGTTCCTGCGCACGCAGTTCCGCGCGGTCGCCGCAGCCCTGGGCATCACCTACGAGCAACTGACCGGGGACCTCACGGGCGTGAACTACTCGTCCATCCGGGCGGGTCTGCTGGAGTTCCGCCGCCGCTGCGAGATGGTGCAGCACAGCGTGCTGGTCCACCAGATGTGCCGCCCGGTGTGGGCCGCGTGGATGAAACAGGCGGTGCTTTCCGGCGCGCTGGTGGCCCCCGGCTTCGCGCGCGGCGGGGCGGCCCGCCGCCGCCAGTACCTGCAGGCGAAGTGGATCCCGCAGGGCTGGCAGTGGGTCGACCCGGAGAAGGAGTTCAAGGCCATGCTGCTGGCCATCCGTGCCGGCCTGATGAGCCGCTCGGAAGCCATCTCCACCTTCGGCTACGACGCCGAGGACATCGACCGCGAGATCGCCGCCGACAACGCCCGCGCCGACGCGCTCGGCCTGGTCTTCGATTCCGACCCGCGCCATACCGCCAAGGACGGCGCACCCGCCGCGTCCCGCACGAACGCCACCGCCGGCGAACCCGTCGCCGCCTGAAGGATTTCCATGACCCTGTTGCCTCATTTGGCGACACGCCTGTTTGGCGTGCCGTTGGCGATTGATCGCCCCAAACTCGACGTGATCCTGTCGGTGCTGGGGCCACGCGTGGGCCTGGCCGACCTGGCACCGCCGGGCGACTACACGCCGCCTCCGCGCGGCCCGGCCCGCAGCCACGCCCAGATCGCCGTGATTCCGATCCACGGCACGCTGGTGCGGCGCACCGTGGGCCTGGAGGCCGAGTCGGGGCTGGCGAGCTACACCGCCATCGGCGACCAACTGGACGCGGCGCTGGCCGATCCCGGCGTTGCCGCGATCCTGCTCGACGTTGACAGCCCGGGCGGAGAGTCGGGCGGGGTGTTTGATCTGGCCGACCGCATCCGCGCCGCTGCCGCCGTCAAACCGGTCTGGGCGGTGGCCAACGACATGGCGTTCTCGGCGGCCTACGCGCTGGCCAGCGCCGCGTCGCGCGTGTTCGTCTCGCGCACGGGCGGCGTTGGCTCGATCGGCGTCATCGCCATGCACGTCGACCAGTCCGTCAAGGACGCGCGGGACGGCATCCGCTACACCGCGGTCTTCGCCGGTGCCCGCAAGAACGACCTGAACCCGCATGAGCCGATCTCCGATGCCGCGCAAGCGCAGTTGCAGGCCGAGGTGGATCGGCTCTATGGGCTCTTCGTCGCGACCGTGGCGAACAACCGCGGCATCGCCGCAGAGGCGGTGACCGCCACCGAAGCCGGGCTGTTCTTCGGACAGGACGCGCTCGCCGCCGGGCTCGCCGACGCCGTTGGCACCTTCGATGACGCGCTCGCCCAGCTCACGGCATCGCTTTCTCCCGCCGCGCCGGCCATAGCTGCGTGCAGGCCCTCTCTCAACCTCCAGATGGACTGTTCCATGACCACTCAACCTGATCCCGCTGCAGTCAGCGCACCGGCTGCGGATGTACTCGGCGTTACCGCCCAACCCCCGGTTGTGGCCGCGCCGTCGGTACCGCAGGCAGCCCCCGTTGCCAGCCACACCGATGCCGTGGAGATCGCCCAGCTGTGCACGCTGGCCGGTCGCACCGACCTGATCGCCGGGTTCCTCGAAGCGCGCGCTACGCCCGAGCGCGTGCGCAGCCACCTGCTCGCCGCGCGGGCCGAGGCATCGCCCGAAATCGCCAGCCACATCGATCCGCAGGCACCGGCCGTGTCCGCCAGCGCCGGCCATCCCGCATCCCCCCACAACCCGTTGCTCCAGGCCGTCAAGAAGCGCCTGGGCATTCAGTAATCACGATCCATGGCTGTGCTTCAAGAACCACTGAACCTGGGTGACCTCCTCAAGTACGAGGCGCCCAACCTGTACTCGCGCGAACGCGTCACCGTGGCCGCCGGCCAGACCCTGTCGCTGGGCACCGTGGTCGGCATGGTGACCGCCACGGGCAAGGTCAAGCAGCTTGACCCGTCCGCCACCGATGGCAGCCAGTACGCCGCCGGCGTGCTGATGCAGGCGTGCGACGCCCACCTGGCGGACCGCGCCGACGGCCTCCTCATCGCGCGCCACGCCATCGTCGCCAGCCACGCGCTGCAGTGGCCTGCCGGCATCGCTGCCGTCGAGCAGCTCGCCGCGATCGCTCAACTCAAGGCACTGGGTGTCCTGGTGCGCGTCGGAGCCTGATTGACCATGCAGAATCCATTTAGCAATCCCGCCTTCTCGATGGCGTCGATGACGGCGGCCATCAACCTGATCCCGAACCGGTACGGCAAGTTGGAGGCGATGAACCTCTTCGCGCCCAAGCCGGTGCGCACGCGCCAGATCATCGTGGAGCAGCGCGAGGGCGTGCTGACCCTGCTGCCGACACTGCCGCCGGGCTCGCCTGGTACGGTCGGCACGCGCGGCCGGCGCAACGTGCGCTCGTTCGTCATTCCGCACATCCCGCACGATGACGTGGTGCTGCCCGAGGCAGTGCAAGGGCTGCGCGCGTTCGGCTCGGACACCGAACTGGAATCCGTGTCAGCCGTGATGGCCGAGCGCCTGGAGACGATGCGCAACAAGCACGCCATCACGCTGGAACATCTGCGCATGGGCGCGCTCAAGGGCGAGATCCTCGACGCCGACGGTTCCACCCTCTACAACCTGTTCGAGGAGTTCCGCATTCAGCAGAAGGTGGTCAGTTTCGAGCTGGGCGCCGACAAAACCGAGGTCCGCAACAAATGCACGGACGTGCTCGGCATGATCGAGGACGCCCTGCTCGGCGAAGTCACGACCGGCGCGCATTGCCTGTGCTCGACCGATTTCTTCAAGGCGCTGGTCAGCCAGAAAACCGTCAAGGAGGCCTATTCGCGCTGGCGAGAAGGGGTGATGCTGATCAACGATGTCCGGAACGGCTTCGAGTTCGGCGGCATCACCTTCGAGGAGTATCGGGGCAAGGCGTCCGACGCGGAGGGCAAGGTGCGCAACTTCATCGAACCAGGCGAGGCACACATCTTCCCAACGGGCACCATCGACACCTTCAGCACGTATTTCGCGCCGGCGGACTTCAACGAGACGGTCAACACGCTGGGCCAGCCGATGTACGCCAAGCAGGAGCCGCGCAAGTTCGATCGCGGCACCGACGTGCACACTCAGGCCAACCCGCTGCCGATGTGCCTGCGGCCCGGCGTGCTGGTCAAGCTGACGATGGGGTGACCATGGATATCGTGGAAACCCTTTACGAAGCGGCCGCCAATGCCGGGTTGCTGAAAGAGTGCGTCTGGCGGCCGTCCGACGGCAGCCCGCCGCGCAGCAACAAGGTGGGCTTCGCCGCGCCCGACGAGACGCTGCTCGACGGCCTGACGGTCAGCACCGAGTATGTGATGTCCTACCCAGGCCGCGTCTTTGCGGGGCTCGCGCCCCGCGAGACCGTCGAGGTCGCGGGCACTGTCTTCTACGTACGTGATCTGCGCGCGGTCGGCGACGGCTCCGAGATCCGCGTCAAGCTCACGCGCCTGTAATCCCCCATGGCATTCAACTCTGTCCGCGAGCGGATCCTGCTCGCGGTGATGGTGGCCGTCCGTCCGCCGGTGCAGGCGCTCGGCGCCACGCTGCACCGCTCACCGGCGGTTGCTATCGCGCGCGAACAGTGTCCGGCGCTGGCGGTGTACCCGGAGAGCGATGCCATCGCCAGCCGGGCCAATGACCGTGTCACCCGAGAACTGACCGTGCGGATGACGGCGCTGGCCCGCGCGGTGCCGCCCGCCACGCCAGAAACCGAGGCTGACCGGCTGCTTGTCGCGGCCCACGCCGCGCTGATGGCCGATGTGAATGTCGGCGGCCTGGCGCTCGGCATCCACGAGCTCGATTGCGAGTGGGACGTCGAGGACGCCGACGCCGTGGCGGCGGCCATTCCCGCGCGCTACCGGATCACCTACCGGACCCTGGCCGCCGACCTGGCGACGCCAGCCTGATGTCGTTCTGACAGCCGTTCTGGCCGCCGCTTCCGGCGGCCACCCGTACGTCCAAGCGCCCCCGTTCGGGCAGCGCTTACCCCCGTACCCATTTCTGCGTCACGCAAGGATTTTCTATGAGTACCTACGCCTCCTTCCAGGGGCGCGTCTTCCTCGGCAAGCGAGATGCCCTGGGCATGCCCTATGAGGTGCGCTCGCCCGGCAACGTGGCCGAGCTGAAGCTGTCCCTCAAAACAGATGTGCTGGAGCACTACGAGAGTCAGAGCGGCCAGCGCACGCTGGACCACCGGATGGTCAAGCAGAAGTCAGCCACGATCAACCTGACCATCGAGGAGTTCACCCGCGACAACCTCGCGCTGGCCCTGTACGGCAACCATGTCACCAGCGACGGCGGCCTGGTCAACGACGAGCCGGTCGGCGGCGAGCAGCCGCTGGCGGGCGACCGCTACTTCCTGGCCCACCCCAAGGTGTCCAAGCTGGTGATCAAGGACAGCAGCGCCAAGCCAGCCACGCTGGCGGCCGGTGTCGATTACACCGCTGATGTGGACTTTGGGTCGATCCAGTTCCTGCGCCTGGATGACGGTGCCACGCCACCGGTGCCTTACGTGCGGCCGTTCAAGGCGAGCTACGCCTTCGGCACGGTCACCGAGATCGGCATCTTTACGCAGCCGCTGCCCGAGCGCTACCTGCGCCTGGAGGGCCTGAACACGGCCCAGGGCAATGCCAAGGTGCTGGTGGAGCTGTACCGCGTCGCCTTCGATCCACTCAAGGAGCTCGCCCTCATCTCGGACGACTACAACAAGTTCGAGATGGAGGGCTCGCTGCTGGCTGATGCCACCAAACCGGTCGACGCGGTGCTCGGTCAGTTCGGCCGCATCGTGCAGCTGTGAGGGCGGCCATGGACGATCTGGACAAACTGATCCCCCAGCCAGTCCACCTTGATGTGGGCGGCGAGTCGCTCGTCATCCAGCCGCTGAAGGTCGGGCGGCTGCCGGATTTCCTGCGCGCGATCTCGCCGGTTCTGCAGCAACTCAACGCGCCGCAGATCGACTGGCTCGGGCTCTTCATCGAGCACGGCGACGATCTGCTGCAGGCTGTCGCGATCGCAGTGGGCAAGCCCCGAACCTGGGTCGATGACCTGGCCGCTGACGAAGCGATTCTTCTGGCGGCCAAGGTGGTCGAGGTGAACGCGGATTTTTTTACCCGGACGGTGCTGCCAAGGCTCAACGTTCTGATCGAACAAGTGGCGAGAGGGCCGGCGCCATCTGGTTCGATGCCATCCAGCGCCTGATCGACCACGGTCATCGGCTACCCGACGTGCTCGGCTACACCCTTGCCCAGGTGCGTGGCTTCTTGAATGCCTCCGCCCGAGCGGAGGCAGCACGCGACGCGCGGCTGCTATCGCTGATCGCCATCGGCACGCGGGGCGATGCGAGCAACCTGGAACGCACGCTCGATCAGCTTACCGACAAGACCAACAGTCATGCGCGTTTCCGTTCGAATCGATAGTGCGGCCGCGCAGGCCCAACTGCGCCGCTGGGCGGGCGAATTCCGTCCGAAGGTGAAGAAGGCCGTCGCGCAGGCCATGGCGGGCGAGGCGACAAAACTACGGCAGGAAATACGCGACCACGTCGCCGGCCAGATGCGAGTGGTGAAGCGCTCGTTCCTCAAGGGCTTCACGGCCAAGGTGCTGGACAAGGATCCGAAGCGTCTGCCGGCGCTCTACGTGGGCTCGCGGGTCCCATGGTCCGCCATCCACGAGCGGGGTGGTGTGATCGCGGGCCGGCTGCTGATTCCGCTGTACGGACGCGTTGGCAGGAAGCGCTTCAAGGCGCAGATCGCCGAGCTGATGCGCGGGGGGAACGCTTATTTCGTGAAGAACGACCGGGGGAACGTGGTGCTGATGGCCGAGAACATCGGGGAGCACGACCGGCCGCTGGCCGGCTTCAAGCGCCGCTACCGCAAGGCCGAAGGCGTCAAGCGCATCAAGCGCGGGGCGGATGTGCCGATTGCGGTGCTGGTGCCGCGTGTCGTGCTCAGGAAGCGGCTCGACATGGATCAACTGGTGACGCGGCGCATTCCGCGCCTGTCCGCCGCTATCGAGGCGCGCATCCGACAGCTGGGCTGACCGGTGTGCGCCTCGTGGTGGCAGGCGGTGCCTGCCGGTGAATCAGGCGATCAGGAACTTGTCACGGTTCTTGCCGATCCAGGCCGGGGCGCGGCCACGGCCGGTCCACGTGGCGCCGGTCTTGGGGTCGCGGTACTTGGGGGCGGCGGCCGTTTTGGGGCCACGCTTGGCACCGCGCTTCGGCGCCAGGCCGATGTCCTCAGCGGTCAGGCCGTATTCCTGCACGACTTGACGCACTTGCTCGGTGATGGTTGCCAGCTCTTTCTGGCGCGCGGCTTCGAGTTGCTCTTCAAGCTTGTTCTTTTGAGCAAGCAGGTCTTTGTAAGTTGCCATGTGAACTCCCCATGAGGATTGTTGTTGTGGGAATGACCGGGTCAAGCGTTTGTTGCAACTGGTCGCAACAGATGGAGACGAATCGCATCGACCCGAATCCGGAATTCTAATACCACGACAGCAAATCCGAGGTCATCCACGCATGCAGTGTTTGGCAACAAATTCTGCGTCTCCATCCAAATCGAAAGTCGATTTCAATCGCCATTCAATATGGAATCCTGCAGCAGTTTTGCCATACGCATCACAATAGGCGGCGGCGCGGAACCTACATAGGAAATGGCTCGGCTAAGCATCGCAATCCGCTTCTGCTCGATGGAGTTGCTAAATGTGATTTGCTTGGTTTCCCCGCCCGTCACTTGGCCTTCGGAGTTGGCACGGTTGCGGACTTCGCGCTCGACGAGATGGCGAATAGTGCGAGCGCTCAATGTTTCGTTGCGTTTGTTGACAGGTGCGCCCGCTTGTTCAGGATGCTGATCAAGGTACCGGGTGACCGAGCTGCGAGCTTGGCTATGTTTCATCATGCGAGCATCGACCAGCGGCGCGCCATCGAGCACGAGCAGTGCTCCTAATTGCTCCGTGCGTTCGGCACGAGACACGCTGTGTGAGGGATCGCCACCATTCCGCAAGGTGTCGTGGAGCGTCGCAAAGGCATCACCTTTGTCCTGCATCTTGAGAGCGAGTGACAGGGACAGCGTCCGGCAGTCAAAGAATGACTTCTGAATATCGACCGGGATGAACGCGCATTTCGCTTCCTCGCCGAATTCGCTATTCACATTATCGGCGTAATCTACGTACGCGCTTTCATTCCTCTCCTTGCGCAACGGATCCACCACGATGACGCTCGTGCCGGAAGCATCCTTGCGAATATCCGCAGCCCGTGTGTGGGAGCCATCGTCGATGACGGCCCGGTACCGCCCAGGTCGTGCCGACGCAACGAATTCGGCGATGTGCCGTGAGCCCGCCATCGGCGGTTGCGTACGCACCTCCTCGTCCTCGGCTGTATCCATATGCAGGGGCACGAGATTGAGCCCCGGATTGCGAGCGTTTTCAGTGACTATCAGCAGTGGCGTGATCGCGCGGTCTACGTCCAGGATGCGGAATTCAGCCAACTCCGGATCCATGTTCCTTGCGTTCAGATCTTGCAATCTTCCCAGCGCGCCGCTGAGAAAAGCCGTGACTTGCGTCCGCATTCGCTCGACGGTCGCTTGCTGGGCAGCAGATAGGCGTGTGGGCTGAGGCTTCGCGGCTGCTGCGGGATCTGCACTCCGTGAAGAGCTGCCAGCCCGAGGCGCAAGCGTGGCAGAAACGCGATCCGGCGAGATGGTGGTGTGTGCAGCTTCGTACCACGTGTGCCCCGGCAATGGATGATCCACACCCATGCGTTCGAGCGTTGGTCGATTGTCGAGGAGCTGTACACGGTCGGGAGAGGCCGGGGATGGTTGGCGCGAAGTGATGCCTGCCCGGCGGAACATGGTTTGCGCGGAGTCTTCGGGGGCGTCCTGTCGCTGCCGGCGAGCGGGTGGGCTACCCGGTGCATCTGCCGGCGCTTTGCGGCGACGCCCCGATGCGGACGTACCGGCGCTCGTCGGCGATGGTGGGGCGTTCGTGTTGCCCGTTGAGTTGGCAGGCACGCCTGCGCTCGTGCTGCTGACTTTCATATCGTCTCGAATCGTCGTAGGTGTGCGCTACGTTTGCCGCGCACCGGCGCAGGGAGCTGCGACGCAATTCCCCATTTCTGCGGACAGCATAGGCTAGGCTGAGTATCGGCTTTGCGCGGGGCGCGAAGGTTTCGCAATCAACCCGAAACAATGCCGTAGCAAGGCATCTCAACCCAGGTCGCATGACTGTTTGCCGGCTCTTTTCCGGCCGAGGATATCAACCACAGACAAGAGCGGCGGGGGGAATGTGATGCTGATGGCCGAGAACATCGGGGAGCACGACCGGCCGCTGACCGGCTTCAAGCGCCGCTACCGCAAGGCCGAAGGCATCAAGCGCATCAAGCGCATCAAGCGCGGGGCGGATGTGCCGATTGCGGTGCTGGTGCCGAGGGTCGTGCTCAGGAAGCGGCTCGACATGGATCAACTGGTGACGCGGCGCATTCCGCGCCTGTCCGTCGCCATCGAGGTTGCCATTCGGCGTGTGCAGTGAAGGCTCACGTTTCCCACGGGTTGATGAGCGGGACATCGAGTCCGACGAAATCCTTCGTGTTACGCGTGACCAGGATGAGGTCGTGCTGCAGGGCTGTTGCGGCGAGCAGGCCATCGATCGCCGGCAGCGGTCGGTTGGCGCTCGACATCAGCCGGCCCCAGCGGTCGGCGGTATGCGCATCGATGTCGAGCAAGCGGCCGAGGAAGTAGTTCGGCAGTTCCGTTTCGAGCCAGTCGATCAGGTGCTGGCGGCGTGCTGCATCATCCAGCCGCTCGATGCCTTTGCGGATTTCGCCCAGGGTCAGCACGCTCAGGTAGAGCGACTGGCGCGGCCGGTCTTGCATCCAGGCGAGCACGCGCGCATCGGGCTGCTTGCGGCGTAGCTCGGACAGGACATTGGTGTCGATCAGGTAACTCAAAACTCGACCTCGCGCGGCAGGCTGCGTTCGCGCTCGAAGACGACGTCGTCCAGGCCAGCCAACGGAGACTGGCGCATGAAGTCGACCAGCGACTCACCGCCGCCACTCAGGCGATCGAACAGTGCGCGTGAGATCACAACTGCGACCGGGCGGCCATGCACCGTGATTTCCTGCGGACCATCATCTGCTGCGCGCTTGACGACGTCGGAAAACCGCGCCTTGGCGGTTTGCAACTGCCAGCTTTGCATGGGAGCCTCCTTTTACGGGCAATTCTAACCAGACTGGTCAGATGTGGCCGCCACTATAAACGAAACCCAGCACCATGTCTCAGCGGATTTCTATCCTCGTCGCGCTCGATGGCGCAGACGAGGGGCTCAAACGCGCCATCACCCCCGCCGAGCGCAGCCTCGGTGAACTGGCTACATCCGGCAAGATCGCAGGCGACAGGGCCGCAGCCAAGACCGGCATGTCCGTGCTCCGCGAGCAGGTCGCCGCAGCTAGGACTTAGAGTCGCTTATGTGGACGCCTTCCTGTCGATCAACTGGGACAACGAGATCGATCCATTTGCAGCCGAATGGCTGCGCAACCTGATCGCCGCCGGCCACATTGCGCCGGGCGATGTAGATGAACGAGATATTCAAGATGTGCGACCCGACGACCTCCGAGGATATCGCCAGCACCACTTCTTCGCAGGAATCGGCGTCTGGTCGCTCGCCCTGCGCCGTGCAGGTTGGCCCGATGATCGCGCCATCTGGACCGGTTCCTGCCCGTGTCAGCCTTTCTCCCAGGCAGGCAAAGGGCTTGCGTTTACTGACGAGCGGCACCTGTGGCCTGCCTGGTACCACCTCATCAGCGAGTGTCGACCTGCAGTCGTTCTTGGAGAGCAGGTTGCAAGCAAGCACGCGGACGATTGGGTCGACCTTGTATGCGCTGACATGGAAAGCCTGGCGTACGCCTTCGGGGCGGTCCCGTTTCCGGCTGCGGGCGTCGGTGCGCCGCACATCCGCGATCGGCTCTATTGGGTGGCCCACGCCTCAGGCAATGACGGCCAGTGGGGGCGGACAGGCCAAGCGGGCGGGAGCGACACGGCTTGGCTCGAACAGCGTCGACTTGGTGTTGCTGGCCGGATGGCCGACCCCTTGTCAGCAGGATGGCCCGAAGGGCGGACCCTCGCAGGGCATCGATCGCCTCCCAGGCTGCGTGCCGTTGGCGGGTTGGCCGACTCCAATGGCGGGCACCCCAGCACAGAACGGCAACAACGCAGCTGGCAACAACGACAGCAGTCGCAGGACGGTGGCATTGGTTTCGGGCTGGGCCACACCGAACGCGAGGGACTGGCATTCGGCCAGCGGCTCGCCGGAGTTTCTGGCGCAACGGGCAGAACAGACTCGCGGCAAGCCGTTGAGCGAGCAGGTGTTCACGTTGTTTCCGGGGCCGGCCCGACGAACGGTCACTGGCGAGCTGCTGACTGGCTCCTGTGCCGGGATGGAAAGTGGCGGCCAGTTGAACCCGGCACATTCCCGCTGGCTCATGGGGCTACCGCCCGAGTGGGACGTCTGCGCGCCTATGGCAACGCGATCAACGCGGAAGCGGCGAGGGTCTTCATTGAGCACGTGATGGAGTGGCTGTGATCTTACCCGCCATGTATGTCGATAGACCGGAACAGTTTCAACGATCACGATGTGTCTTCAGGCCAGATCTTGTGACCGACTGTCCTGAATCGGCTGATGCTGAGAGCGCCACGCTCATTCCTCGCCCTTGATCCCGGGGCGGCTAGCACTTTCTCAATCTCCGCACGACGAGCCTCATGAATCGCGACAGGCTCGAATTCACTGTTCAGTTGGACTAGCAGTACACCATCCCATTCTTTGGTCAGGTCAATCCGACCGACCCGTTGACCTGGCTTCTTGGAAAGGATGCACCGCCCCTTGATCTGCAGGCGGTCCACCCTATCGCCAACCCGGCGTATTGCGTCGAACCCAGCCTGGCGTACCGGCGCGAGTTCGAGCCCGAGAATGCGCGCCGCCTCGTACTCGGCGACTTCACCCGTGATCCCCAATGGGCGCCCAGTCAGCACCCGGTAGCGTTTGGCGATTTGCTTGGCACTCTCGATCAGTGTTGCCATTTCCTCCAAATTCACCGCGCTCTGATTCGACATAGAGCCCCCCGGAGCGATTTCATTTCGATGGCCAATAATCGTATCAGCATCCTCGTCGCGCTCGATGGCGCAGACGAGGGGCTCAAACGCGCCATCACCTCCGCCGAGCGCAGCCTCGGTGAGCTGGCCACATCCGCCAAGACCGCAGGCGACAGGGCCACCGCAGGCCTCGCCCAAGTCAAGGCCGGCGTCACCGTCCTCAACGAGCAGATCACCACCGCCAGGACGCAGTTGCTCGCCTTCCTGTCGATCAACTGGGCAGTCGGCAAGGCCCAGGAGATCGTACAGATCGGCGACGCCTGGAACATGATGGCCGCGCGGCTGAAGCTGGCGACCGCCGGCCAGCGCGAGTTCACGGCGGCGCAGACCGCACTCTTCGACATCGCCCAGCGCATCGGCGTGCCGATTCAGGAGACGGCCACGCTGTACGGCAAGCTGCAGCAGGCGGTGCGCATGCTCGGCGGCGAACAACAGCAGGCGCTCACCATTACCGAGAGCATCTCGCAGGCGCTGCGCATCTCGGGCGCGTCGGCCAACGAGACGCAATCGGCACTTCTGCAGTTCGGGCAGGCGTTGGCGGCAGGCGTGCTGCGCGGCGAAGAATTTAACTCCGTGGTCGAGAATAGCCCCCGGCTCGCGCAGGCCTTGGCCGATGGCTTGAACGTCCCAATTGGCCGGCTGCGCAAGATGGCAGAGGAGGGGCGGCTGACCGCCGACGTAGTGGTCAACGCCCTGCTGTCGCAGAAGGACAAGCTCGCCACCGAGTACGCGCAGCTGCCGGCAACGGTCTCCCAGGCGTTCGAGCGGCTGCGCAACGCCTTCGGGCAGTACGTCAACCAGATCGACCAGGCCACCGGCTTCACCAGCAAACTGGCCGCGGCGCTGACCTGGCTCGCGCAGAACCTCGAGGCGGTGATGCAGTGGCTCAAGCGCCTCGCCGAGGTGGGGCTGGCGGTGCTGGTCTACCGGCTGCTCCCGGCGCTGATCACCGCGTGGCAGACGGCAGGTGCCGCCGCCGTCACGGCCGCCAGCGCCACCTCCGCCGCCTGGGCCACGGCCAACCTGTCGGTGTCGGCTGCCATCGCGAGTGTCGGGGTGCTCAGGGCGGGCTTCGCCACGCTGGGCGCCTTCCTTGTCGGTTGGGAAATCGGCACGTGGCTGTCGGAGCAGTTCGAGATCGTGCGTCGCGCCGGCATCTTCATGGTCGAGGTGTTGATCAAATCCGTCGAGGAGTTGCGCTTTCACTGGGAGGTGTTCGCCGCCATCTTCACGTCCGACACCATCGCCGAGGCGACCAAGCGGCATCAGGCGCGCCTGGGCGACATGAACCGGATCTTCGCGCAGATGGTTGCCGACGCCGGCCGGGGCACGGACGCCGCCAAGGGCGCCATGAACGCGGCAGCCAGTGCCGCCGAGGAATCTGCCCGCCGCCTGGAGGCCGTGCGCCAGGGCACGCAGGAAGCAGTGGGGCGCGGTGCCGAGGTGGTCCACACCGCCCTGGAGAAGCTCAAGTCGCGGCTCGGCGAGGTCGAATCGGCGGTCTCCAAGGCCAGCCAGACCGTGGGCGATGCCACCGCCAGGATGGCCGAGGCGTACAGAGGTTTCGGCGCGATGGTCGAGGCCAACCTGCAGCGCCAGGTCGACGCGGTCAAGGCCCGCTACCAGCAGGAGCAGGCCGCGCTGGAGCGCTCCGGTCAGACGCAGGCGGTACAGATCGCCCGCTCGACCCAACTGCTGGTCGAGGCGCTCGCGCAGCAGACCGCGCTGCGCCGGCAGGCCGCGACCGACACGCTCAAACTGATCGATGACGAGTCCCGTGCCCGCCTCGACGCGGCAGCACGCGATGGCAAGACCGAAGCCGAACGTGTGGCCAACGTGCAACGGGTCGAGAACGAGATCCTGGCCACCCGCCGGCAGACGCTGACCCAGGCCGCCGCAGAGTACCGCCAGCACATCGATGCGCTCAACGCCGAGGCCAACCGGCACCTGGGCGAGGCTCGGCGCATCGAGGACGAGAAGCGCCAACTGTCGATGTCGACGGAGGAGCGCATCCGCGACATCCGCCGCGCGGGGCTATCGGACTTCGAGGCGCAGGAGGACCGCAAACGCCAGATCGCCGAATACCAGGCCAGTGCCCGCGCGGCGCTGGCCGATGGCGAGTTCGATCAGGCCCGCCAGCGCGCCAGCAAGGCGGTCGATTTGGCCGCCCAGGTGGCGAGCGCGCAGTCCAGCGAAGCCAAGCGCGCGGAGGATGCGCGCCGGCAGTCCGAGCAGGCGGTTACGCAGGCGGCCCAACTGGAAGCCCAGGCGCGCGAGGCTCGCGGCCGGCAGGAATACGTCCAGGCCGAGGCCATGCAGCGGCAAGCGGACGAGCTACGCGCCCAATCGGCCCAGCGGACGGCCGATGCCGACGCCCAGGCCGTCCAGGGCAAGATGGCGGTCAATGAAGCGATTGGCCGCATCCGCGACTCGGAGGCGATCCTCAACCAGACCCTGGATGCGGAAGCCCAGGCGCACCAGCGTGCAGCACAGGCTGCGGTGTCGGCCCGCCAGGACGTCCAACAGGCGCTGGCTCAGACCGACAACCAGGTCGCCCAGCTGACGGCCAAGCTGCAGCAGGGGCTCAGGCTCACCATCGATGCGGACACCCAGCGCTTTGACAAGGCCATCGCCGACCTCGACAAGGCCCTGGCCGAGCGGGCGCGGCTGGTGGTCATCCAGGCCGATCTGCAGCAGGCCGAGAAGACGCTGCAGGACTACGAGCAGCGCTTGAAGGAAGGCAAGACGCTGCCGGTCGACGCCGACGTGTCCAAGGCGCTCGCGTCGCTGAACCGGCTCAACGCCTATGCCCGCGAGAATTCGCAGCTCGAGCTTCGGGTCGCCACCGAGAAGGCGCGCGCGGCCATCGCCAACGTCGAGGGCATGCTGCGGGCGCTGGATCGTGTGCAGACCGAGTCGCGCCACCGCGTGGCCAGCAACGTCGATGCGGTGCGCGCCGAGGTGCAGAGTCTGAACGGCATGAACACCTCCAGCACGCACACCATTGCCGTGCGCCGGGTGGAGGCCAACGCCGCGGGCGGGGTGGTCGGTGCCGGTGTACGCCAGTTCGCGGATGGCGGTGCGGTGACGCCCGCTTTCCCGCGCATGCCGGGCGGTTCGGTGCCGGGCACGGGCGACCAGGACACGGTGCCGCGCACGCTGGACGCCGGCGCCTTCGTACTCCGCAAGGCCGCCGTGCGCAAGTACGGTGCGGGGACGCTCGCCCAGCTGGCCAACGGCGTGGCCCGCTTTGCCACCGGCGGGGCGGTGCTGTTCGCAGGCCGCGGCGCCAGCCCCTCGGGCGGGACGAAGCGCAACCGAGACGTGGTCGAGGCCCGCAGGATGATCGATCTCGGCCTGCAGGGTATGAGCGACTACACCTCCTGGGCACAGCACAACGGCGGTGCCTGGGTCAGTTCGGACATGCGCTCGCGCACCATGACCACCTACGGCCGGCAGGCTGAGCGCGACCGGCAGGCGCTTGATGCTTTGGCTGACCGCAAGCAGCTGACTGCTGCGGAGCGCCAGACCCTCGAGCGCGTCAAGACCACGTGGCGCCAGGCGATGGCCCAGCCGATGCTGTGGGGCCAGGATCTGGAGCGCGACCTGCTCGACTACATGGAGCAGCACCAGGGCGAGTTCTACCGCGATGGCGGTGTAGCGCCGTCGGACACGGTGCCCGCGATGCTGACGCCCGGCGAGTACGTGGTGAACCGGCAGGCGGTCGAGCGTCACGGCGTGGCGTTCTTCGACGCCATCAACAACCTCGCGCTGCCGGCCCGGGCGCTGGCGACCCAGGTGCGTGGCTACGCCACGGGCGGGCTCGTCCAGCCGCTGGCAAGCATGGCGGCCCGGGCGTCTCAGGCCGTGGCGGGCGGGTGGAGTGGGGCGGATCCCGCCGCAGCCCTGTCCCAGGTGCTGACCACGTCCATGCGCGTGCCGGTGCCCGCCTACGCGGCAGAAGCCGTACCGACCCGAACGATCCGTGTGGAACTGGCCTCCGGCGGCCGGACTGTGGCCGCCACCATCGACGCGCGTGACGAAGCGCGGCTGCTCGAACTCCTCAAAGAAGCCCAGTCCCGGGCCCTGTAACCCATGCAACTCAAGAACCTTGCGGACAGTGCCGTGCTGGCGCTGCCCGACGACCTGCTATGGACGGACGAACACGCCTGGACGCCCGCCGTGGCGGCGGTGTCGTACCTGCTGACCGGCGCGCTGCTGGTCGAGTCGGCCGCGCGCCAGAAGGGCCGGCCCATCACGCTGGTGGGCGCCGCCGACATGGCCTGGGTGAGCCGCGCGAGCGTGAACACACTGTACGCGTGGGCGGCGACGCCCAGCCGGCGATTCGAGCTGACGCACACGGATGGCCGCGTCTTCACCGTGGCGTTCCGGCACCACGAGACCGCCATCGAGGCCGAGCCGGTGATGGGCTTCCCGGCCCGGCACGACGCCGATTTCTACCGATTGACCCTCCGTCTGATGGAGATCTGAATGCCGATTCTTTCCGGCGATGTGAAGCTGCTCGCCGCCGAGCGCCTGCTCGACACCCCCGACGGCGGCGGTCGCATGACCGGCCACGTCGTGGTCGACGGCCAGTCGAACAACCTGTTCCCCGACATCTCCGAGCTCGACCGCACCTACGGGCGCGTTGCGCTGCGCAAAACATTCGTCGGCGTGCTGACCGATTCGACCGACTCCTACTACGGCGCGCACGCCATCGTGGCCGAGGCGCCGTCCGACCCGCGCGTCTCCGTCACCCTATTCACCACCCGCTCATGGACCGACCGGCGCGATGCGGCCAAGGACCGCGTCGAGCGCTACCTCGCCAGTGGCGTTAAATGGCCCGGCCAACTGCTCGAGCGCCAATTGACGGGCCAGCGCGCCATCACCCTGCTGCTCAAGCCCGCCGACCCGCTGCCGCGCGTGGGCCAAGCGCTGGTGCTGGTGCAGGACGAGGCCAAGCCCACCGAGCTCGAGCAATACGTCCGCGTCACGCGCATCACCACGACCGAGCGCGAGTTCACGGTGAGCGAGGGCGGCGGCACCGTCAAGTTCACCGCCATCGTGGCGACCTGCGAGATCTCCGATCCGCTGCGCTACGACTTCGAGGGGCCGTCGCCGTCCAACCGCGACGACGTGTCGGCCAAGGCGGTACTGCGCGACACGATTGTCGCCAACGCGGCCGTCTACTACGGCATCGCGCCGACTGTGGCCGAGGCCAAGGTGGGCGACCTGCGCGTGCAGGTGCCTGGGCTCTTCGGGCAACTGGTGCCGTCCGCGCAATCGGAGACGCCGCTGGTGGACCTGAACGCCGCCGGCCAGGCGGTACCGTTGCTGGAGAGTGGCAGCGGCGTGCTGACCTACACGGCCACCGGCCAGGTCGCCAGCGGTCGCAATCTGTACCTGGGCAACCCGCTGGTGCCGGGCAGCCTGCGCATCACCGGGGCCGGCTACACCTTCACCGATGCGGCGGGCCAGCTCAAGTCGGGCGCGAGCACCATCGGCACGGTCGACTATGCCCGAGGGCTGGTGGCCTTCAAGGATGGCACGCCGGGATATGGCGGTGACTTTCAGGTCAGTTTCCGCCCGGCGGGCGCGCCCGTACGCGTGGCCGACACCGCCGCGATTGCCGTCGCCCAGGAGAACCGCGGCTACGCCTACACCATCACCCTGTCGCCGTCACCCAAGCCAGGGGCACTGATCGTGTCCTACATGGCGCAGGGCACGTGGTACGACCTGCGCGACCAGGGCGACGGCGCGATCCGCGGCACCGACTCGTCTTTCGGCGCCGGGACGCTGGACTACGTGACCGGCTCCGTGATCCTGACGACCGGTGCGCTGCCCGATGCCAACACGGCGATCCTGTTGTCCTGGGGGACGGGCGCGAGCTACTTCAACCGTGTCGGCGCGCCGGTGGAGCCCCCGACCGTGCGCCATACCGTGGCGCATCCAGGCATCGCACCTGGCACGCTGCGCATCACGTGGACGGACGGCGCGCACCAACGCGTGGCGACGGACGACGGGCACGGGGTGATCACCGGCGACGGTTCCGGCGCCGTGCGCTACGCGCGCGGCGAGCTGGTGTTCCGGCCCGCCGTGCTGCCCGCCGGCGGCGCGGAACTGACCATCGACTACCAGTGGGGGCCGCCGCAGGAAGCGACCTTCGCGCACCCGCTGCGCAACGCCGATGGCACGGTCACGGTCCGGCTTCCGGAGAGCGACCTGCGCCCGAACACCGTCGAGCTCGAGTTCAACCTGCTGATCGAGAACTATCAGGCGATCTCGGGCACCCCGGCCGAGATGCAGGTGGTGCAGCGCGTCGACCCGATCAAGATCGCGCGCGATACCGGAGCCGGCGCGTTCGACAGCGCCGTGGTCGGCCGCATCGACTACGCCACTGGCACGCTCACCTTCCGGCCCGATACCACGGTGAACGTCCCGTTCGCGCGCTACAGCGTGCAGCAGCTGGGCTGGACGGTGGAGGGCAGCGAGCGCCGCCCGGTCTACCGCAATACGTTCAGCCACTGGGAATACAAGCCCGCCGGTGCGGCGATGCCAATCGATGAGTCGGGCTACGTCAAGGTGCGCTACCGCAGCACCGATGCGGCGAACGCGGCCACCGAGACCGTGACGCTCGCCCAGTTGGAGGTCGACCTGACCGACCGCTACGCCGAGGCCATCGTGCCCGGCAGTGTGCGCTTCGGCCTGGGCGGCAAGGTCTACGTGGACCGGCTGGGCACACTGATCACCGACATCAACGCCAATACCGGCGCGGGCACCCAGGCGGGCACCATCGACTACGCCTCGGGCCGGGCGTTGCTAACCGTGTGGCAACCGGGCGCCGGCAGCGTGGTGTCGATGCAGTCGCTGCTGACGGAGCTCGGCGGACAGCCGGTCGATGAGGTGACCTTCCGCGTGCCGGCGGCGCCCGTGCGGCCAGGGAGCCTGCAGATTCGCGCGGTACCGCTCACGGGCGGCCAGATCACGGCTACCGCCAACGGAGACGGCACCATCGCCGCCGTGGGCATGCTCGGTACGGTGGACTACCAGACGGGTGTCGTACGCATCCGATTCGGGCGGTTCGTGCCGGCAGCCGGGCGGGAAGGGGAGGTCTGGTACAGCGCCGATGCCGTGCGCAATGGCCAGATTTTCCAGCCGCTGCCGGTGCTGGCCGATACGCTGCGCTTCAACGCGGTGGCCTTCACGTACCTGCCGCTGTCGGCCGACGTGCTTGGGCTCGACCCGGTGCGCCTGCCGCTGGACGGGCGGGTGCCGATCTTCCGGCCAGGGGATGTGGCCGTGGTGCACCACACCGCGACCACGCCGTTTGCCGCCAACGCACGCGCCGGTGACACGCTGGATGTGGGCCGCGTGCGCCTGGCCGCCCTGCGGGTGCTGGATGCCGATGGCAAGCCGGTGTCGGCCGACCTCTACACCACCGACCTCGATGCGGGCACGGTGACGCTGCGGGGTTCCCCGGCCGGTCTCGCGCTGCCCTTGGTGGCCGAGCACCGCATCGAGGACATGGGTCTGGTCTCGGACACGCAGATCAACGGCGTGCTGACCCTGACCCGCCCGTTGACCCACGACTATCCCGCGCGCGAATCGCGGGTGTCCTCGGCGCTGATCATCGGCGACCTCCAGGCGCGCGCCCACACGCTGTTCGCGCAGCAGACCTGGACGGGCGAGTGGAAGGACACCCGGATCGGCGCCAACACCATCGCCCAGTACAACGAGACGGTGTACCCCGTCGAGGTCACCAATCGCGGGGCCATCGAGGAGCGCTGGGCGCTCATTTTTACCAACACCAACGAGTTTCGCGTGATCGGCGAATCGGTCGGGCAGATCGCCGTCGGCAACACCGCCACCGATCTTGCACCGGTCAATCCCGAGACGCACGCGCCGTACTTCACGCTGCGCGCGGGCGGCTGGGGCTCGGGCTGGGCCGCCGGCAACGTGCTGCGCCTGTCCACGGCCGGAGCGAACTTCCCCGTCTGGGTTGCCCGTACGACGCTGCAGGGGCCCGCCACGCAGACCAACGACGCGTTCCAGATTCAGATTCGCGGCGACATCGATCGCTGACCTTGCGTATTGCTATGACCATCCATTTTTTTCAGTCCAACCAGACCGGTGCGCCGCAGCTGAGCGGCCAGCGGGGAACCCTGATCGCGGTACTCAACGCCTGTCTCGGCAATGGCTTCAACCTGCGCACGCTGACCGCGATCACCCGCGAGGGGACGGTCGCCACCGCCACGGCGGATGCCGGCCACGGTTTCCGTGAGGACGACATCGTGCTGATCGCGGGCGCGAACGAAGCCGCCTACAACGGCGAGCACCGCATCCGCAGGGTGACTACGAACACCTTCCAATTCGACGTCGTGGCCGATGCGGCGACGCCCGCGACCGGGATCATCACGGCGAAGATCGCGCCGCTGGGCTGGGACATGCCGTTCTCGGGCGAAGACAAAGCGGTCTACCGCTCCCGTGACGTCACCAGCAATCGCCTGTTCCTGCGCATCGACGAGACGCCGCTCGCCGGTGACGGCAACTATGGACGCGGCCCGCGTACGGCGCTGGCGCAGATGTGGGAGGTGCTCAACGACATCGACAACGGCATCGGGAAGGCGGAGACGTTGTGGCGCAAGGCGCAGAACGACAACGCGACGACGCGCCCCTGGGTGCTGGTGGGCGACAGCAGGCGCTTCTGGCTGGCGGTGGACTGGAGCGAGAGCTATCCGAACCGCTACGTGCCGTACTTCTTCGGCGACTTCCCATCTTTCAAGGCGGGCGATGCCTATGGCGCGATGGTGGCGGGCTACTTCGACCTGAATGGCAACTGGGTCGAGCCTGTCAGCAACCTGAACACGGACAGCGTCTACGCGGTCGGAACGGGTGTCGGCAACACGGGCATCTGGCTCGCGCGCGGGTATTCACAGTTGGGCGGCCGGATCAATGCCCAGTGGGTCGGCGCTCCGGCGGGCAATGGCGGCACCGGCCTGGGCGCCACCAGCGTGCCCTACCCGAACCCCGCCGACAACGGCATCTACGTGATGCCGTTGATCATTCAGGAGCAGACCGGCCCGTCGCTGCGCGGACGCCTGCCGGGCATGCTCTGTCCGCTGCATACGATCCCGGCGCCGGAGCCCTGGCGGTTCCCAGGCTTTGTGATCGACGGTACGCAGCGCGAGCTGCTGGTCGTGGCGGGCGCCGCCAACGGCGGCAATGCGCGCCTGGCCTTCGATCTGACCGGCCCGTGGGATTGAGCCATGGCCGGTGAAATCCCACGGGTCGTCGGCCCACCCAGCCGGGTATCGCCCGGTGCCATCGCCGGGGTGCCCACCCGCCACGTTCTGCACAACGAGACACCCCGCATCGAGACCGGCGACGCGGGGCCGCCGAGCCCCCAGGTGCCGGACGGCGTGGCGCTCAGCGCGCCCGCGCCGCATGAGGGTATCTCGCCGACGCGGCATGGCGAACTGCCCGCCTCGCGCCGATTCGACTTCTGGGGCAATGGGCGGATCGAAGGGCGGGTCCGGATCGAAGGTGTCCCGGCCGCGCGCAAGGTGCGCCTGTTCGAGGCGCTGACCGGCCTGCTGGTCGCCGAAGCCTGGTCGCGCCCGGACGGCTTCTACCGCTTTGACTACCTCGACCCCAGCCGCGACTTCTTCCTGCTGGCCCACGACCACGTACGCCAGTTCAACGCCGTCATCGCCGACTGGGTTCGTCCCGAACCGACCCTCTATCCATGATCACCCTGTCCGTACCGGTGCGGAACAGCCGGCTCGCCGTGATCGGCCAGGCGCTGGATGCCGGCGCCGCGGGCGGCCTGTTGCGCCTGTATTCCGCGCCACGTCCCGACATCGGGCAGGCGTTGACCGAGCAGGTCCTGCTGGCCGAGGTCCGCCTGCCGCAGCCGTGCACGGGGAGCCTGGAGGGTGGCCGGCTGGTCTTTGCGCCGATCGGGCAGGCGCTGTGCCGGCGCTCCGGCATCGCCGCCTGGGCGCGTCTGTGCGACAGCGACGGGCGCTGGGTGGCGGATCTGGATGTTGGGCTGCAGGGCAGTGGGGCGGAGGTCGAGCTGTCGAAGCTGCAGGTTTTCGCGGGCGGCGCGGTCAATGTGGAACTGGCTGAACTGATCGAGTAGCGCAGTGACGGTCGATCTCGAATTCCGGGGGGCGTGGAAACCCCCGAACGGCGGAAATACTGACCTCGACTTCGGGGACACGCGGCAAGTCGTTTCCGAGGCGGCCAGCGCCACGCTCCGGATCCGGCTGGGCGCGCCCAAGGCTCGCATCCTGGCCGCCTACGACAACTTGGTGAGCCGCAAGCTGGAAGGCGGCGGCCTGGTGCCGTGGCAGCCCGCGCAGCGTCATGGGGCTGGCCTGCAGGACGGCTGGGACGACAGCGCACGCGACCGCGTCGCCTCGGCGATGGCTTGGCAACCGGGCGAGCCGGTGGCCACCGCCGTCGGGTTGGCCGGTGGTGACAACCAGCGCGCCCGCAGCGCCGGCAGCCTGCGGTGGCAGGACGCCGCCCCCGTGATGTCCTCGTCAGGGGACCGCTTCGATCCGCTGGAGCCGCAGCGCGGCGAATTCGCCGTGCCGTGGGGCGACGGAGACGCACTGTCCGGTGGCGTGACGAGTCCGTTCGTCTGGCTGGTGCCGCGTCCGCGTGGGCAGGCGCAGGCGTGGCAGCCCGCCGTGCCGCTGGCATGTCGGCAGGGCTTCGGCTTCTCGCCGGGACGTGGGCACACCGGCCGTTGGTCAGCGCCGTGGGAGATCGGGCGGCAGCCGCGCCCAGGCGAGGCGCACCTGCCGGTCGAACCGCCGCCTACCCAACCTGAACCCCGCTACCACCCCGATCTCAACTTCCTCTGTCGCGCGACCCGCTCGGGGCTCGCGTGGCGCCCCGCGCTGTGGCTGGACTTCGGTACGCACCCGTGTGGGCAACCGGACGCCGGTGTCTTCAGCGCCCCCATCCTCAAGGTCTACTTTGTGAGCAACTCCATCGATGTCGTGCGCCTGCCCGGCCGCGAGCCCATTCCCGTCAAAAGCCTGCGGCTGTCCGTCGATGAAGGTTCGTGGGCATGGGGCCTCTCGGCGAGCCTGCCTTACCCAGCGCTGGAGCTGGTCGAGCCGACCGCGTCCGGGCCGGTGGAGATCGAGATCGCCATCAACGGCGTGACCTGGGTGATGCTGGTCGAGGGGTTCGACGTGCGGCGCGCGTTCGGGCAGGCGAGCCTCGACATCCGGGGACGATCAACCGCTGCCTACTTGGCCGCGCCCTATGCACCCAAGCGGTCGTTCATCCCGGCAGCACCCTTTACCGCGCGCCAGCTGGCCGAGCAGGAGCTCACCCGTGCCGGGCTGGTGACGGGCTTCGCGCTCGACTGGCGCTTGCCGGACTGGCTGGTGCCCGAGGGCAGTTGGGGCTATCAGACGCTGAGCCCGATGGAGGTGATCGGCCGCATCACCGAGGCCGTGGGCGGCTACGTCAACGCCCATCCACGCCTGCGCACGCTGGTGGCGAAGCCGCGCTATCCGGTGCTGCCCTGGAACTGGGCAACCGCGCCCGCCGACCGGATCCTGCCCATCGATGTGGTCAAGACCTTGAACCTGCGCTGGGAGGAGAAGCCCACCTTCAACGCGGTGTACGTCTGCGGTGAGCGCCAGGGCGTGACCGGCCACGTGGTCCGCGCCGGCACGGCGGGCGATCTGTTGGCCCCCACCGTGGTCGATGGTCTGATCACGCATGCGGATGCCGCGCGCGAACGGGGCGGTGCGATCCTGGCCGACGTGGGCCGGCAGGCCAGGGTGACCCTGGAGCTGCCGATGCTCAATACGCTCGGCCTGCTGGATCCGGGCTTGTTGCTTACCGTGGGTGAGCGTGGCGACAACTGGCGCGGCCTGGTGCGCGCCACCAGCGTTGCCGCCGAATGGAATGAATCCCTCACCGTGCGCCAGACCATCGAGGTCGAGCGCCACTACCTGTAGCCGCCCCTGTGCTCAGGGATTCGATTGCATTCGGCGTTGTTTGGAACGCTGATGCGGCGTCAGATTTTGATCGTGTTCTCTTCGCCAGTACGGCTCACGAACCGAATCGGAGTCTGACGCCGCAACGGGCTCGAACGCAGGAGCCCCCGGAAGGGATCAATTCCGGCCTTGCTTCCGTGCGTAGGCTTCCCAGTCGAACGGGGGCGCGTTCTCAGGAATAAATGGGCTGAGGTTACTGAAAAAGTCTGCTGCCGGGGGGGCCGGCTGTTCGTGGGCAGGTGGGGAGTACGCGGGAGGCTGCGAGGCGCCATAGCCATGCACCGGCGGTGCGTTGTCGGGAACCCACGGCGAGAGGTTGTGGAAGAAATCCGCAGATGGAGGAGCCCATTGCTCGTGGGCAGACGAAGACTGCGTGGAGCCATGTCGCGCCTCCCAATTCACCGCCGGCGCATTCTCCGGAATCCATTGGTTGAGATTGTGGAAGAAGTCCGCTGGCGGCAAGGAAGCCGCCGTAGGCGAGGAGGGCGCGGAGTGTTCCGGCGAAGACGGCCACGAATCGTCAGAGGTGGCTTCGCGTATGGTTATGGCCCGCTTGGGCAATGCTTGCCGCATGCTCTCGGGCGCGGACGTCTTGCGCCGCTCGCGCGAGGAACTGGACGATCCATCCGACTGGTGGATCGGGTTCAATTTATGGGCCATGCTATGGAGCTTGCTGCTAATACGTTTCATGTAGTTATTTCGGCTATTGCCAGGGGATTTGGTTTAAAAAATGATTTCTCGGGACGGCAATCGAAACTACCCATGATTTCTTTATTCGTCTTTTTGAGGTGGCGAAGGTTTTTGTTTGTTTACGAATGTCTGCCGACCTCGCTTTGCGCACCAAAATTGGGCGTGTTAAATAAATAGTTGGATACTCCGTGAATGGCGGCGAGCTGATCCCTTGTGGAAAGACGTTTGGCTGGAGCTATTGGGGCGGCATCCTGATTTGGGGCGAAGCCGTCTCAAAGAAGGTCTTCTTGCGATCAGAGGCAGGACGACTCTGTGCGCTGAATTTTGTTCCCCGAAAAATATACCTTCTTTTGTTTAAGCATTTATTTAAAAAATATTGTGCGACAGGGCTCACCATTTTTCTCGGTAGGACCTGGTTCCATTGGTGCGGCGGCGACGTGCAGCATTGCAATGTCCCTTTTTCACGACTGTAGGAGAAGACAAGTGCCCAACCTGTGGCGGCAGTTCGAGGAACTGCTGCCAAATTCCCCTTTGCTGGTCGGCACGGTAGTGACCCGCCACCTCGACGGCACGGTCACCGTCCAACTGCTCGGCGGCGGACTCGTGCGTGCCGCCGGCACCGGGGAGCCCGACCAACGCCTGTTCGTTCGGGGCACCGAGGTCATCGGCCCCGCGCCGACGCTGCCGAGCGTCGATATCGAAGTCTGAATTTCCCCTTTCCCTTTGCAACTGGAACCCGCCCTTGAGGCGGGTTTTGTTTTTTGGAGCACGTCAATGAACGCACCGATGGTGGCCGACGGCATGGTGACCATGCCGCGGGCCGAATTCGAGGAATTGCTGGAGCGCGTCGCTGAGAGCGGCGCGCGTGCGGCGCTGGCCGAAGTGGGCCTGGACGGCGAGAACGCCGCGAACGACATACGCGAGCTGCGCGGCCTGCTGGATGCCTTCAACGAGGCCAAGCGCACCGCCTGGCAAACCATGGTCCGGATGATCACCACCGGCCTGGTGCTGGCGCTGGTGGCAGGGGCGGTCATCAAGTTCGAACTGTTCAAGGGGGCGCGATGATCGAGACCCTCCTGGGCGGTCTGCTGGGCGGCACCTTCCGCCTGGCACCCGAGATCCTGAAGTGGCTTGACCGCAAGGGCGAGCGCGGCCACGAGCTCGCCATGCAGGACAAGGCGCTGGAGTTCGAAAAACTGCGCGGCGCGCAGCGCATGGCTGAGATCGGTGCGAGTGCTGATGCGGCCTGGAACACCGGCGCCATCGAAGCGCTGCGCGATTCCATCACGGCGCAGGGCCAGACCTCTGGCGTGCGCTGGGCCGATGCGCTGTCGATCAGCGTGCGACCGGTGATCACCTACTCCTTCATGGCGTTGTACTGCGCTGCGAAGGCGGCCGTATTCACGGGAGCGGCCACTGCCGGGGCGGGTTGGATCACGGCGACGGTACACGCGTGGTCCGAGGCTGATCAGGCGCTGTGGGCGGGCGTACTGAACTTCTGGTTCTTGGGTCGCACGCTGGACAAGATGAACCGGGGGCAGTGATGGCGCGTACTGGAGTAGTTCCACAGTCCGCAATCGACCTAGCCAAGCGCTTCGAGGGATTCCACCGTGTGCCCAAATACGATCCGCTCAAGCACGCTCACCCCTACATTTGCCCAGCAGGATTTTGGACAGTTGGCTACGGCCATCTCTGCGCTCCCGCGCACCCGCCCATCACGCAGGCGCAGGCCGAAGCCTATCTGGCGGCGGATCTCGTGACGGCGTTGAACGCGACGCTGCGCTGCTGTCCCGTGCTCGCGACCGAGCCAGAAGGACGGCTCGCCGCCATCGTGGATTTCACTTTCAACCTGGGAGCAGGGCGGCTGCAGACTTCGACGTTGCGGCGCCGGATCAATCAGCGGGACTGGTCTGGCGCCGCGACTGAGCTGCGTCGCTGGATCTATGGCGGCGGCAAGGTGTTGCCGGGGCTGGCCGCGCGCCGCGAGGCCGAAGTGGCTCTATTGCGAGCGAACTGACGCCGCGCTTGGCTTCTGCGGGGAACAGCGCGTTCATGTCATCACACCAACCACACCGGAGTTCAAGATGTTCAAGTCCATGCGATTCAAAACCCCCGTGATCGATGACGTGCTGTCCAGCAACATAGACGCCATGCTGGAGGACAAACTGCTCGATCTCTTTAAGTACGCTATGCGGTCCGTAGCCGCGACCTTGGCGCGCGCAGCGCAATTCGACACCAGCGATTTCGCAAACACGGCAGTGAGCGGCTGCGATGGTTTCACGCTGGCCATCCGGCAGGTCTTCCCCGGCGAGCGCGAAGCATGGCTCGGCGTCTTCGAGAGTGGGGAGCAGCAGCTTGAAGTGGTTGGGCACCTCGAATAA